TCTCCTTGAAAATTCTCCGGGGGAGTTTTTTATATTTGGGTTTCGACCTTCGTTGCTTTGGGATGAAGGTATATTCTTTTGCCAACAGGAAGGATGATATTTATGAAGATCAGCGAGAAGGGGCTGAAAATGATCGAGGCCTTTGAGGGATGCTTATTAAAGGCTTCCAACACGCTCGATAATGTCTGGACTATTGGTTATGGCCAGACAGGTTATTACTATGGAAAGAAAATTCGTAAAGGGATGACTACTACAAAAGCTGCTGCTCATGCATGGCTGAGAGACCATAGTATTTCTGTTTATGAAAATGCGGTGAACCAAAGAGTAAAGGTGCACCTGAACCAGAATCAGTTCGATGCACTCGTCTCTTTTACCTATAACATTGGCATTGGCGCTTTTGGTAAATCCACAGTTCTCAAGCGGCTGAACACCGGTGACTATGCCGGAGCAGCAGAGGCCTTCGGAATGTGGGTACACTGTAATGGCAAGACACTGCCGGGTTTGGTAAGACGTCGTAAAGAAGAACAGGAGCTGTTTTTAACGCCCGTGACCAATGCGGTTACTACAAAATCAACCGGTCTTATTCGTGAAGGCGATAAGGGCGATAACGTAAAAGTGTTGCAGCATCGTTTGAATCTGTTAGGAGCACAGCTAGTAGAGGATGGTATCTGGGGAACACGAACTGATACTGCCGTCCGAAATTTCCAGTATAAGCACGGCTTAACAGTCGATTGTATTGTGGGTCCTAAGACACAGACAGCGTTAATCCAGTCCGCGATCCTAGCAACAGCAAAATCCATTGGAGACTATATGGTGGCTCACAAGTGGCATTATAAAGGCGATGGGTATACTGCGAAAAATACTTTTAGTGCGACTAAGAAATTAGACAAGCCAGGCAGCAGTTGTTCTCATTTTACTTCGTGGGTACTCCAGGATGTAAGACTGTTAGAGGAAGAAAAGCGGATTAGCCACGATAATGGGAAGGCAACCGGTAGAAGCTATTTGTTAGGTTGTGAACTTATCGAAGCCAAGGGTAAAACTTGGGATAAGATCAAGGACTTACGTCCGGGAGACGTTTGTGTTTGGGCGTCCAACCTGGCCGTTTATGCTGGCGATGGGAAATGGTACGACGCCGGGGGGCCTTTTAAGGCTAATACTGATAATAAACGATACATTAATGTTGGACCCATTGCCCCTTATTACGATAGAAACAAACCGATTTATTGGTTGATTAGAGCGAAAGTATAAGACAACACTTGAGTCGGAACATTCATGAAGGTTTATAGGACATGGTAGCACAGTTGGTTTTCAAGTTCATGATTCGTGTGCCTCATAAATTCTTTTCCTATCTGTCCTTTCATATGTCATTTCTCCTTTCTACATGATAAAGCAATCATGTTCTATAAACCGTCATGAGTGTTCCGGCCAACTAAAATACGAGCGAGGAGGTGCATGATCCAGTTATGGCCGTAAAGAAAAACACGACGACCGCTAAGAAGATGAGACCAGCTTTAACTCCAGAAGCCAGGGAAAATCAGATGATTGCACTGGCTGTGGACTTGGCAGAGCAACAGCTGCGAGAAGGCACGGCCTCATCTCAGGTAATCACACATTTTTTAAAGTTGGGTTCTACGAAAGAAAGAATTGAAAAAGAAATCTTGGAAAAGCAGAAAGAGTTGATTTCTGCAAAGACAGAGGCGCTGCAATCTGCGAAGCGAATCGAAGAACTATACGATGATGCGATTAAAGCTATGAGGAATTATGGTGGCCACGGTGAAGTGGATGAAAATTAGAACATATTCTGAGTTGAGCGCAATACCTTCCTTTGAAGCGCGGTATCGTTACCTACGATTGGGAGGAAGAGTAGGTGAAGAAACATTTGGGTTCGATCGATATCTTAATCAGCTCTTCTATAAAGATCCAGAATGGCTTGCTGTTAGAGATAAAGTAATTGTTCGAGATAATGGATGTGACCTAGGAATAGAAGGGCGAGAAATTCGTACACGAATACTGGTACATCACATGAATCCCATCAAAAAAGAAGATATTTTGCAGCGAAGTGTATTTTTGCTAGATCCTGAGTATTTGATCTGTGTTACCAAAAATACGCATGACGCGATCCATTATGGAGATGAAACCCGATTAGTGGTAATGCCTGTGGCGCGTAGGAAAAATGATACTTGTCCGTGGAAACATAGTTGAAAGGGAGGTGAGGTGAGTGGAAAGTATTTTAACATCGACTAAAAAGATGCTGGGGATTACAGAAGAATACACGCATTTCGATGACGATATTATTATGCATATCAATTCTGTATTCATGATCTTAACACAGTTAGGTGTTGGTCCCGCGAAAGGTTTTGTCATTCAGAGTAAGGATGCCGTTTGGAGCGACTTCATTTCTGAAGATGATAATTTAGAAGCGGTCAAAACATATGTCTACCTGAAAGTCAAACTTCTCTTCGATCCGCCTCTTACGAGTTCTGTCTCAGATTCCATGGGACGATTGATTAACGAACTAGAATGGCGTCTTAATGTGGCGGCGGAAAATGTCTAAGAAGGGAGCGAGGTGATTGATTTGTGGGTATATAATTGTTCCGATGTACTTCGACATCATGGTGTTCTCGGCATGAAGTGGGGGGTCCGGCGTTATCAAAATAAAGATGGCTCGTTGACTCCGGCAGGTAAGAAGAAGGCTGCAAAGTTGAAAGAACGATATACACAGCTCACAGGAAAAAGAATGCGTAGAAATCCTGTGAAAAGTACAACTGGTACAAAAGCAAGCAGCAAATCGAAAAAGAAAACAGTGAGTGAAATGTCTGACGCTGAATTGAAGGCTAGAATTGATCGTTTGACATTAGAACGAAGATTCAATGAACTCAGCCCAAAACAAGTTTCAAGAGGGGCAGCGTTTAAGAAAGCACTTTCGGATACGGCAGTCGGCATCATTCGAAATAATGGACAAAAAGTTGTGGGTGACTATTTGGAGAAAAAGGTGAGAGCTTCTTTAGGGATGAATGTTGAAGATCCAGCAAAAGAATTAAAGAAAGAAGCGGAAACACTGAATCTAAGAAGACAAATCGCAATGTCAAAGGCATACTTGGAATCTCAAAAGCCCAAAACAACCCCGACTAGAAATTTGATTGGTGACATTAGTAAATTAACAGACCAGCAGGTGGATGACATGATTAAGCGATTGGATAACGAAGAAAAGCTACGCAGTAAGTTATCCAAGAGAGCGTAGGAGTGCTATATTCATGGCACTATCGAATACAGCTGTTCCGAAATATTATGGCATGTTCCGTGATGCCGTTATTCGGGGCGAAATACCTGTTAATGAAGAAATCTCAATGGAAATGAATCGAATAGATGCACTGATTGCAAACCCAGGCGTTTGGTATGATGACCAGGCGATCCTGGGTTTTATTGCTTTTTGTGAAAACGAATTGACGTTGACAGACGGCGACGATCTGCATTTATTGGATTCATTCAAGCTTTGGTCTGAACAGATTTTTGGGTGGTACTACTTTATTGAGCGAAGTGTGTATGAACCGTTTCCGGATGGACATGGTGGACATTATGTTAGAAAAACGATTAAGAAACGCCTCATTAATAAGCAGATCTTAATTGTTGCAAGAGGGTCGGCGAAGTCTATGTATGCCGAATGCCTTCAGGCCTATTTTCTAACGGTTGATACATCAACCACTCATCAAGTGACCACTGCACCTACGATGGCACAGGCGGAGGAAGTGATGTCTCCGCTTCGAACAGCAATCACGAGATCGAGGGGCCCACTGTTTAAATTCTTAACAGAGGGATCGTTACAAAACACTACTGGATCGAAGGCAAATCGAGTTAAGCTGGCTTCTACGAAGAAGGGCATTCAAAACTTCCTTACCGGCTCGATACTGGAAGTCAGACCGATGTCTATTGATAAACTTCAAGGACTGCGAGTAAAGGTCGCAACTGTGGACGAATGGCTTTCTGGCGATGTTCGTGAAGATGTTATTGGTGCGTTAGAACAGGGTGCAGCCAAAGAACAGGGCGGGGGAAAGAACGATGATTATCTCATCGTTGCAATCAGCTCCGAAGGCACTGTACGTAATGGGTCTGGCGATACAATCAAAATGGAATTGATGAAGATTCTGAAAGGTGAGTACAGTGCGCCTCATACGTCCATTTGGTGGTATAAGCTTGATTCCATCGATGAAGTTGGCATGCCTGAAATGTGGATCAAGGCAAATCCAAATTTGGGCAAGACGGTAAGTTATGAAACTTATCAGCTGGACGTTGAACGAGCTGAACAAAACCCTGCGGCAAGAAATGATATCTTAGCAAAACGCTTCGGCATTCCCATGGAAGGGTATACGTATTACTTTACATACGAGGAGACACTTCCTCATCGGAGACGAGATTATTGGGCGATGCCTTGTGCGTTGGGCGCCGATCTTTCCCAGGGCGATGACTTCTGCGCATTTACGTTTTTGTTTCCGTTATCTAATGGCTGTTTCGGAATCAAGACCCGAAACTATATCACAGAGCTAACACTTAATAAGTTACCATCGGCAATGCGGTCTAAGTATGATGAATTCATGCGAGAGGGAAGCCTGATTGTTATGCCAGGAACGGTGCTGGATATGATGCAAGTGTATGATGACTTGGACAATCATATCGCCAACCGGAATTACGATGTGCGTGCTTTTGGATTTGATCCATATAACGCAAAAGAGTTTGTTGAGCGTTGGTCGAGAGAAAACGGTCCATTTGGTATCGAGAAAGTAATCCAGGGTGCTAAGACGGAATCTGTGCCTTTGGGCGAATTGAAAAAACTCGCTGAAGAGCGAATGCTGCTTTTCGATGAGGAATTGATGACCTTTGCAATGGGAAACTGCATCACGTTGGAGGATACGAACGGAAACCGAAAACTTTTGAAAAAGCGATATGACCAAAAAATCGATGCTGTAGCAGCTATGATGGACGGTTACATTGCATTTAAGATTAATCGAGAAGCATTTGAATAAAGGGGGATTTTTATGTGGACATATAACCACAGTAGTAATGATGAATTACGACATTACGGCGTTCTGGGAATGAAATGGGGCGTCCGCAGAGGACGAGTTAGCAGTGCTTATGGTAAAGCAAGTAAAAAGCTTAATAAGATGACTACTAAAATTGAAACGGCGCAGCGTAAGGCAAATAAGCAGATGTATAAAGCTGATAAAAAGCGCTATAGCCCGTTTTCGTCTGAAAAATCGGTTCGAAAAGCAAGAGTAAAGGCTAGTAAAGCACAGAATAAAGTAAATAGAAAAGTATACAAAGCTAAGAAATGGATCAATAACATGAGTAAGACATTCGGAAAAACATCTCAAGCAATGTCAAAAGAGCAGCTTGCGTTAGGGAAGAAATACGCACAGCAATTAACTCGAAATGCTGAAATGAATGATTTCATGTTTAAACTGCGAGAAGGCTGAGTAGGAGGAAAATCAAAATGGAAAATTCGATTGGTTCTAGGTTAAAAAGTGCCTGGAATGCATTCCGAAACAGAGATCCCACCTATAACTACGCTAATATTGGCACGGGATATACTTATCGGCCGGATAGAGTTCGATTTACTAGGGGCAACGAACGTTCGATTGTCACTTCTCTATTTAATCGAATTGCAATTGATGCAGCAAACGTGAACATTAGACATTGTCGCTTGGACGAGAATGAACGTTTTATAGAAGTGATCGACTCAAATCTGAATAGATGCCTGAGCTTAGAAGCCAATGTAGATCAAACCGGTCGAGCATTTATTCAAGATGCAGTCATGTCAATGTTGGACGAGGGCTGCGTGGCATTGGTTCCGGTGGATACAACCATTAATCCAGAGGTATCGGGATCGTATGATATTTTATCGATGAGAACTGGTAAAATTCTGGAGTGGTATCCACAGCATGTGAAAGTTCGAGTCTACAATGATCGAACTGGACGGAAAAAAGATATTCGGATTTCCAAGAAAGCAGTGAGTATTGTCGAGAACCCATTATATGCGGTTATCAATGAACCTAACTCAACGATGCAGCGCCTGATAAGAAAACTTAGTTTACTAGATGTGACAGATGAACAAACGGCTTCCGGTAAGCTAGATTTGATTATTCAGCTTCCCTATGTGATTAAGACGGAAGCTAGGCGCCAGCAAGCCGAAATTAGGCGGAAAGATATTGAAAACCAATTAATGAGCTCGAAATACGGCATTGCTTATGCTGATGGGACTGAAAGGATTACTCAGTTAAATCGCTCTGTCGAGAACAATCTTATGAAACAGATTGAGTATCTGACCAACATGGTGTATAGCCAGTTAGGGATCACACAAGCGGTGCTAGATGGTACTGCTGATGAAAAAACAATGCTGAATTATACAAATCGGACTATCGAACCGATTGTCTCAGCGATCGTTGATGAACTGAAAAGAAAGTTTCTTACGAAAAAGGCACGATCTCAGCTTCAAACAATCATGTTCTTCAGGGACCCGTTTAAGTTGGTACCAGTAAACAATATTGCCGAAATTGCTGATAAATTCACACGTAATGAGATTATGACATCGAATGAAATTCGACAGATCATCGGAATGAAACCGTCTGATGACCCGAAGGCCGATCAGCTCATCAACAGCAACATTAGTCAACCGGCTGAGGAGACTGTAGATCCGGTTGAAGACGTAGAAGGAGGAGAAAGTCAAAATGGCTAAATTTGATTTTTGTGGTTGGGCCACAAAAGCAAATCTCCTGTGTTCGGATGGACGAATCATTCGAAAAGACGCATTCAAGCATAATGATGGTCAGACCGTACCGTTGGTTTGGAACCACCAGCACGATGATGTAAATGAAGTGCTTGGGCATGCGCTGCTCGAAAATCGGGACGCAGGAGTTTACGCTTATTGTAAGTTCAACGATACAGACAGCGGGCAGACTGCAAAATTGCTGGTTCAGCATGGGGACATCAATGCATTGTCTATTTATGCTAATCAACTCAAGCAGCAGGGTCCCAACGTGATGCATGGTAATATCCGTGAACTGAGTCTGGTTTTAGCTGGAGCTAATCCCGGAGCCAGCATTGAATCTATCATTATGCATGGTCAAGAAACCGATGAAGAGGCCATCATCTATACTGGCGAAAACATTAGTCTGTATCATGCGGAAGAAAGTGAGGAAAAGAAAGAAATGGCAGAAGACACTAAGAATGAAAAGACCGTGGCAGATGTGTTCGATACACTGAACGAAGAGCAGAAAACGGTTGTGTATGCACTGATTGGTCAGGCACTGAGTGAAAATGATGTGACCGATGATGAAACGGAAGAAGACGAAGGAGGAAACGAAATGAAACATAATGTGTTCGATCAGGACGATCGTCAGGAAGAAGTTCTCACCCACGCTGCGATGGAAACGATCATCAGTGATGGTAAGCGTTTCGGCAGCCTGAAGGAAAGCTTTCTGGCGCATGCCGATGAATACGGAATTACTAACATCGACTATCTGTTCCCGGAAGAAAAGTCCCTTAACACTCCGCCTGAGTTTATTAAGAGAGAAACCGGCTGGGTGCAGAAGGTAATGAGTGGTACTCATCATACGCCTTTCTCCCGTATTAAATCCATGTTTGCAGATATTACGGAAGATGAAGCCAGAGCAAAGGGCTACATCAAGGGTAAGCTGAAGAAAGAAGAAGTATTCAGTCTGCTGAAGAGAACCACTACTCCTACCACTATCTATAAGAAGCAGAAGCTCGATCGTGACGATGTCATCGATATTACTGATTTCGATGTTGTCGCTTGGCTGAAGAGCGAGATGCGTATGATGCTGGACGAAGAAATCGCTCGTGCTATTTTGGTCGGCGATGGTCGACTGGCTTCCAGCGATGATAAGATTAACGAGCAGAATATTCGCCCCATTTGGAAAGATGAGGATCTCTATACTGTGAAGACCCCCATCACGGTAGTGTCTAATGCCTCCGATTCCGACAAGGCGAAGGAATTCATCAAGGCTGCGATTAAGTCTCGTAAAAACTATAAGGGTTCTGGCACTCCGACCCTCTTCACTACTGAAGATGTGGTTACTGATTGCCTGCTGATCGAAGACACCACTGGTCGTCGTATCTATAATTCCGTAGCCGATCTGGCAACCACTCTGCGAGTAAAGGAAATTGTCACTGTTGAAGTGATGGAAAATCTGTCCCGCACCGGTTCCGACAGTAAGACCTATAAGCTGCTGGGACTGGTTGTCAACCTGTCTGACTACAACGTTGGTGCCGATAAGGGTGGCGCAATCAATATGTTCGATGACTTTGACATCGACTATAACCAGCAGAAGTATCTGATCGAGACTCGGTGTTCCGGTGCACTCATCAAGCCTTATTCTGCAATTGCACTGGAACTGACTACCTCTACTTGAGGTAGCTTATTTTTTTATTAGGAGGTTTTATCATGGTTCGAATTTATAACGATGCGAAGGACGAACATGTTCGAGCAACTTACATCTATGGGAAATCCACCGGCAGCGATACTACGGCCTATATGGACGAAGCTTGTACGATCAAGTTTAACACTAGTGATCTGAAGGAAGTATTCCTGAAGGGTGCCGTTATTGTTATCGGCAGCGCGATGTATATTCCTATCGGCTTCGTTATCGCGAGCAATGCTGGCGTTATCACTTACGCTAAGAAGGGTTCCGAAGCCGGCTCTGCTGCTACTGCAACGTTGTCTGCTGAAGCAGATAGCTGATCGTCGAGGGAAGTCAAAATGGCAAAGTGGTATGGTGTAATCGGCTTTGCCGAAACGGTGGAAACGGAACCGGGATTATGGGAAGAAGAGATCACGCCTAAATTCTATTATGGTGACCTGAGACGCAATACTCGCAGATTTCAGACAACTTCAGGAGTGAACGATAATCTGAATGTTAATAACGAACTTAGTATTCTGTCAGATCCATATGCAAATGAAAACTTTCACTCTATTCGCTATGTCGAATTTATGGGCGCGAAGTGGAAGGTTACGGATGTTGAGGTTTGTTTCCCACGACTAAATTTAACGATGGGAGGGGTGTATAATGGCGACTCGTCTCCAACTTCAGGCGCAACTTGAAGAAATGCTTGGGAGCAGAAACGTTTATTATCAGCCTCCTGAGTCGGTTAAGTTGGAATATCCCGCGATCGTGTATGCTAAAAAAGAAATTAAGAGCACATTCGCAAACGATACCACATATTTAACACCACGTAGCTATGAGTTAACAGTGATCGATAAAAGACCTGATAATGAAGTGATCGATAGACTGCTTAGATTGCCGATGTGCAGGTTCGATCGACATTTCAAGACAGATAACCTTAACCACGACGTATTGACTTTATACTTTTAAGGAGGAAAATTATGGCTAAACTTGTATGGGACAAGACTGGCGAACGAGTATATGAAACTGGTGTAAAACAGGCGGTGCTTTACACATTGAACGAAAAAGGTGCTTATGCTAATGGCGTAGCTTGGAACGGTGTTACCGCTGTGACCGAGTCTCCGTCTGGTGCAGAACCGACCGCACTTTATGCGGATGATATGAAGTACCTGAATTTGATGAGCGCTGAAGAATTCGGTGCAACTATTGAGGCCTATACTTATCCGGATGAATTTGCAGAATGCGATGGTTCTGCGAAACTGGCTACGGGCGTTAGCATCGGTCAGCAGCCCAGAAAGACTTTCGGCCTGTGTTATAGAACTACTGTCGGTAATGACACGGATAATAACGAGTATGGCTATAAACTGCATCTGGTCTATGGCTGTTTGGCAGCACCTTCCGAGAGTGCGTTCAATACCATCAATGATTCCCCGGAAGCAATCACTTTTAGTTGGGAAATTAGCACTACACCGGTTAATGTGACCGACCACAAGCCTACGGCCCGCCTGACAATCGACAGCACTAAAGCTGATAAAGATAAACTGGCAGCGCTTGAAGCGATTCTTTATGGTAAAGACCCGACCACTCATGGCGGTAACGATGGCACCGATCCTCGTCTGCCGCTGCCTGACGAGATCAAGACTTTGATGACCGCTTCTTAAGTGTATCAAGTCAAAATGGAAATTTAATTTATTGGAGAGCCGTATTCAGGTAAGCTGGCGGCTCTCTATTTTATTGTATGAAAGGAGAAAACTATGATTAAGAAGACTATCACCTACACCGATTATAACGGTGTAGAACGTACCGAAGATTTTTACTTTAACCTGACCAAAGCTGAGATCATGGAAATGGAGCTTAGCACCACTGGCGGTTTGGCAGACATGATTTCTCGGATCGTTAAGGCTCAGGATGCCCCGGCAATCATTAAAATCTTTAAGGAACTGATCCTGAAGGCATATGGTGAGAAATCTCAGGATGGCAAGCGGTTCAAAAAATCTGAAGAAATTTCTAATGCGTTTTCTCAGACGGAAGCGTATTCCATCTTGTTTATGGAGCTTGCAAGCGATGCAGATGCTGCCTCGGCCTTTGTTAATGGCGTTGTTCCAGCTGACATGGCTAAAGAAGCTGCTAGACAGAGCTTGGTAGAACTTAATTCTTGAATATAGCGGGAGGCGGGAATAGTGCTAAAACTCCTTATCCCAGCTGGTGAACTCTGGAATGATAAGACACAAGAATTCGTGTACTTGAAAGAGCAGACTCTTTTGTTAGAGCATTCTCTCGTCTCCCTTTCAAAGTGGGAAAGTAAGTGGGAAAAACCGTTTCTTTCTAGTACCGATAAAACAGAAGAGGAGACTCTCGATTACATTAGATGCATGACATTAACTAAAAATGTGGATCCTCATGTTTATGAAAATCTCAGTGCAGATAACATCGAAGCAATTAACAAATACATTTGGGCGCCGATGACTGCGACCACATTTTCAAAAGAAGAAACAAAAGGCTCATTGGGAAGAGAGATCGTAACAGCGGAGCTTGTATATTACTGGCTAATAGCATTGAATATTCCGTTTGAATGCCAGAAATGGCATCTCAATCGTTTACTTACGTTAATAAGAGTGTGTAACATCAAGAATCAGCCGCCTAAGAAGATGAGTCAAAGCAGTATCATGCGACGTAACGCAAGTTTGAATGCGGCTCGTAGGAAACGGCTGAATACGAGAGGATGATTAGTGATGATTACCTTTGCACAAAAAGGAGACTTCTCAAATCTAACTCGATTCCTAGAAAGAGCGAAAAACGCTGTTCACCTAGGAATGCTTGATAAATACGGGCGGGAAGGGGTGGCCGCACTTGTGGCTGCTACCCCCGTTGATACAGGAGTGACGGCAAACTCCTGGGGGTACGAAATTGTTCGGAAGAATGGAGCTGTTAGCATCGTCTTTAAAAACAGCAACATTCAAAATGGAGTCCCTATTGCAATTATTTTGCAGTATGGACACGCAACTGGTACTGGCGGATATGTGCAGGGCAGAGATTACATCAATCCTGCCATTCAGCCCATCTTCGACAGAATTGCAGATGAGGCATGGAAGGAGGTAATCAAGTCATGAGCACAGTTGTAGACAGCAGAGTAGTCGAGATGAAATTCGACAATAAGCAGTTCGAAGATAATGCGAAAAGCACTCTGTCTACGTTGGATAAACTGAAGAACAAGCTGAACTTTGAAGGCGCTGAAAAAGGTTTCGGCAAAATCAATGCGGCAGCCAAAAATGTCAACCTTTCAAGTATAGGTACGGCATTAGATTCTTTAAATGCTAAATTTTCTAGCATGGGTGTGGTAGGCGCGACTGCGTTAGCGAACTTAACTAATACTGCAGTAAACGCTGGCAAAAGGATGACCACAGCCTTGACGATTGCCCCGATTAAAAGCGGGTTTCAAGAATACGAAACGCAGATCAATGCGATTCAGACTATTTTAGCAAACACTAAGAGCAAGGGTTCTACGCTAGATGATGTTAATAAGGCGTTAGCTGAACTAAATAAGTATGCAGACCTGACTATCTATAACTTCACACAAATGACGAAAAACATCGGTACGTTTACAGCGGCTGGTGTTGATTTGAAAACATCTGTATCGTCAATCAAAGGTATTGCTAATTTGGCAGCTGTATCCGGGTCAACGTCACAGCAGGCGTCGACTGCGATGTATCAGCTTTCTCAGGCGTTAGCGGCAGGTAAGGTTCAGTTACAAGACTGGAATTCGGTTGTAAACGCTGGTATGGGCGGTGAAATATTCCAGAAAGCGTTGATGCGTACAGCGGATCACTTAGGAAAAGGCGCAACCAATATTGTAAAGAAATATGGATCGTTCAGAGAATCTCTTACGAAAGAGGGCTGGTTGACCACTGAGGTTCTGACCGAAACGTTGTCGCAGATTTCTGGTGCATACGATGAAGCAGACTTAGTAAAGCAAGGCTACAGCAAGAAACAGGCAAAAGAAATCGCCGATCTGGCGAAAACTGCTGTCAGTGCGGCAACAGAAGTGAAGACGTTTACTCAGTTATGGGATACACTTCAGGAAGCTGCGCAATCAGGCTGGACTAGAACCTGGGAATTAATCATCGGCGACTTTGACCAGGCTAAAAAGCTTTTGACTGGGATATCCGACTTTATGGGCGATATCATCCAGAAAGGGGCCGACAGAAGAAATAATATCCTAGAAGGCGCACTTGGTAGTGACGATACTAAGTGGGATAAATTCTATAAGCAGTTAAAGAATGCTGGGATTTCAACGGACGACTTCAAAAAGAAGTTAGAAGAAACTGCTAAAGAAAGCGGCGTAAATATCGACAAAGTCCTGAAAAAAGAGAAAACGTTAGCAAAGGCCTTTTTAAACGGAAAGTTATCTACAGATCTGATAACAGACACGTTGAAGAAATTTTCAGAGGAAAGCGGAAAATCCGGAAAATCCACTGAAAAAATGGCCGATAAGCTGGAGTATTTTCAAAAGGTAGTTGATAAGGTTTGGCGTGGTGATTATAAGAACACGCCGGATCGCATTAAATTACTTACTAAAGCTGGCTATGACTATAACCAGGTTCAGAAGCTAGTTAATCTGACGGTTGACCAGCATCGGCTGACGCTAGAAGACCTGTCTAAAGCACAATTAAAGAGCATCGGATATACTGATGACGAAATTAAGAAAATCAAGGAGTTAGCGAAGCAAGCTGAAACATCGGGTAGCTCGTTAAATGAACTCATTGAAAGTATGAGCAAAAAAAGCGGACGAGAATTAATGCTTGAGTCGCTCAATAATACAATAGGTAGCCTTATACGAGGCTTTCAAGCAATCAGGGAGGCATGGTGGGCAACCTTTACCGACCAAGGAGCCTCTTCTGGCCTATATACTATACTCGAAACAGTGCACTCGTTCTCCGAGTTAGTTAAGCTTACAGATGAGGATATTGCAAATTTAAAGGATACATTTCAGGGATTATTTTCTATCGTCCATATTTTCACCACAATCGCAGGCAGCGGATTAAGTCGAGCTTTCATGTTGCTGCGCGATATTTTGGGTCTTGCAGACATTGATATTCTATCTGTAACAGGCTCGATTGGTCGGACGATAACTGCTTTCCATGATTGGATATTTGAGAATAACATGTTGACTAAAACGTTAAAGAAAGTATTAGACGTTTTAGCCGAATTGAAAAATGCTGTGGTGGATTGGGTGAATAGTAAATTCCCCAATTTGCGAAAAGTTGGCGAGGATGCGATAGAAGGACTCAAAGAGGGTTTGGAAAATAAAGCATCTGAAATACCTGATATTTTAATTAGCATCGGTAATTCCATATTAGAAGCAATTAAAAAAGTATTAGATATACATTCGCCATCTAGAAAATTATACGAAATTGGCGTAAATGCGATGGAAGGGCTCTATAATGGCCTAATTGCGTTTAAGGACAAGATTGCAAACTTTTTTAAAGATTTGGGTCAGTCAATTCTCAACTTCGTCAACAATATCGATTGGGCGAAAGTTTATGCTGGCTTAATCAGTGCTGGTGTCTTGTACATGGGCAAAAAGACTTATGACCTGATCGAGAACATCACCAATACTTTTGGTGCCCCGATGAAAGGCCTAGGTAAGGTTTTAAGTAGTGCGGGAGCACTGATTGATACGTGCGCGGAGAATATTAATAACAACCTCAAAGCAACCGCCAAGGTTTTACGCTCTTTTGCTTTTAGCGTGAGAGCAAAAGCTTTGGTAGAAATCGCAAAGGCTATTGCGATCCTTGTGGGGTGCATTGTTGTCTTAAGTCGTATCGATGTGACGGCGTTGGTGAAAGCAGAAGTTGCTTTGGTTGTCACTGCGGGAGTCTTGGTCGGAATAGCGTATGCAATCGATAAAATGTCCAATGCAGCACTCAGCATCAATAGAAGTGGACTTAAGATTTCCGGATTAGGAACGGTCCTATTGAGCATAGCGGCTGCGATTGCTTTGCTAGGCGTTACAGTCAAAATGGTTGGTAACATGGACCCAGAAGCGTCAAACAGAGGGATTACTGCGTTGATCGCGATGCTAGGAGCTTTGGCAAGTTTCATTGCTGTGATGAAATGGGTTCTTAAGACGGCTAATGAAAAAGATATCAATGCTATCGGAAGAGTGCTACAGAAGATTGGAGTAGCACTTCTTTTAATGAGCATTACGTTGAAAATGCTCGGTAACATGAATGCAGACACCTTAGATCAAGGATTCTTGGCCATAACCGGACTTTCTATCATTATTATGGCACTGATGGCATTCACTCGGGTTGCCGGGAGGAATATTGACGCATTAGGAGGTACGCTCATCAAAATCTCCATAGCGATGTTCACCCTTACGCAAGTCATCAAAAGACTTGGGGAAATGGACGTTGTGGCGATTGCGAAAGGTGAATTGGCGATATTAGGATTCGTCGGAATCCTGGCATTACTAGCCGCTATCACTAGAAAGAGCGGATTCGTATATGGCGATTTAGGCGGCGTGTTGATGAAGGCAGCTAGTGCGATTGCAATAATGGCTTTTACAATAAAAATATTTGCTGATATGCCAATCGAAAATATTGTAAAAGGACAAGTTGCCATAGCAGCATTTGGACTAATCATTCTGGAGCTAACTGCGATTAGCAGATTGGCGGGAAGAGAAGCACCGAAGATTGCAGGTACACTGCTGGCTATGTCGCTGGCAATCGGAATTCTGGCCGGTATTGCAGTATTGCTTAGCTTTGTTAACTTCTCCGATATGATTCTAGGGATAATCGCGATTGGAATGCTGTCCCTAATTATGTTTGGCATGATTAAAGCCACTGCAAACGCGAAGGATTGCAAAGGTAATCTAATTGTTATGTCTGTGGCAATTGGTATTATGGCTGCCGCAGTTGTCGCACTGTCGTTTATTGAACCTTCTAAATTGTTTGGAGCCGTCGGTGCGCTTGGCATCTTGATGCTAATATTTACAGGTATGACGAAAGCGGCTGGCGCAGCATCTAACGCAATGGGCTCGCTTATTGTGCTGACAGTCGTGATTGGAGTGCTGACAGGAGCAATAGCCATAATAGCACAACTTCCGATTCAGGACGCACTGGGCGCAGTGGCCTCGCTATCCATTCTTATGCTGGCACTGTCCGGCGCAATGCTCTTGATCGGGAAAGCTGGGCAAATAGCACCAAGCGCTCTAATTGGTGTTGGCGTAATGCTGGCTGTCATGGCTGGTTTAGTGGGTGTCCTGTATTTAATGGAAAATCTATCTGCTAAATCGACGGTTGTAAACGCTGCCGCTTTGTCGGCAATGTTGTTATCCATATCCGGAGCGTGTTTGATATTAAGTAAAGTTGGGGTTGTGGCTCCTGGAGCTGCCCTCGGTGCTGCAAAGTTAATTGGCGTATTAGCACTTACCGCTGGAGTATTAGTTGCCATCGCAGGTCTTGTTGATCTGATTCCCGATGCAGAGAAGTTCTTAAATGGCGGTATCCGGGTCCTTGAAAAGATTGGATACGGTTTGGGTAATTTCTTCGGTAGTATTGTTGGTGGGTTTGGTGCTGGTGTGACGTCTACGCTGCCTGAGATGGGAGCAGATATTGCGACCTTCATAAAGAACATTCAGCCGTTTATAAAATCGGTATCGAAGATAAAAGGTGATTCGTTAAGTGGTGCCAAAGATTTAATTGAGATTATAGGCACTTTATCCGGAGCAGGTCTCGATGATAGCATAAGCAATTTTATATCGGGGTCTGATGAATCGTCTTTAGAGAAGTTTTCAACAGAGCTGAACACGTTCGCTGACGGCATCATTAGCTTTTCGAAAAAAATATCTGCGAAAGGTGCTATAGACAATGATGCAATAGATAATGTCGTGCAGGCGGGTAAGTTACTAACAGCATTTAAGCGGAGCTTGCCTTCTGATCCTGGCGCATTCTATGGACTCTTCACGACAAATAAAGATCTGGGCAGTTTCGGAACGCAGGTTCAGCAATTTGGTGAAGGCATGTCTGCAATGTCCAAAGCGGTGACCGGGGAGAATAAAATCGATCCTCAAGCCGTAGACAATGTGGTCAAAATGGGTGAATTATTTGCTGCCCTGAAAGCTAGTTTACCGCCTGATCCTGGCTTCTTTTTAGGTTTGTTTAGTACAAATCAAGACTTAAGTAATTTTGCCGACGATGCGAAGGAGTTCGCCACAGCAATGGTGGAGCTATCCGATTCACTAACCGGTGATGACGGTGGTAGCGTTATAAACACCGGAGCAGTTCAAGCCGCAGCTGATGCAGGCCTATTCTTGTCAGCGCTTAAAAAAGACTTACCCGAAGATCCTGGTGAAGTTTTAGGGCTGTTTACTACCAGTAAGGACCTTGGTAAGTTTGGCGATCAGGCAAAAGAATTTGGCGAAGGGATGAGAGACGCTTCAAATGCGTTGGTAGACGAAAGCGGAAAGAGCGTGATTAACAAGAACGCGATTCAGGCCGCCAGTGATGCAGGTAAAATATTGTCTGCATTTAAGAAAGACTTACCAGAAGATCCTGGTGCAGTTTTAGGGCTGTTTACTACAAATCAGGATTTGGGCGATTTCGGAAGGCAAGCGAAACTGTTTTGCGAGGCTATTGGTCAGGCTTCGAAAGCACTAGTAGACGAAAACGGTAAGAGTATTGTTGCAACAGATGCGATTCAGGCTGCTGGTGATGCAGGCCTACTCTTGTCAGCGCTTAAAAAGGATTTACCGGATGATCCTGGCGCTATTTTTGGATTATTTACCACCAGTAAAGATCTTGGTGGCTTTGCCGATGATATCAAGAAATTTGGCGATAATATCGCTGAAATATCTAAAGCTTTAACAGGCGAAGATGGACTGAGTATCGTAAATACCGACGCTATTGGTGCAGCGACAGCTGCCGGACAGATGTTGTCTAATTTGCAAAAATCGTTGCCGGAGAGTCATCTTTTCGACGGAAAAACGGATCTCTATAGTTTTGGTATAAAGATTGGTCAGTTCGGAACACAGCTTGCCTCGTATAGCGATACGGTAAAGAACCTGGATACAGGGAAGGTATCGGCGTCAATATATCAGGCACAAAGACTTGCGAACTTAGCAAGATCCACGGACGATCTCGATACAAGTGGATTGGAAAAGTTCAAAGAGTTAAAAAAGCTGGGCGAATACATTGCTGATTATGCTGCTGAAATTGAGAATGTTAATGTTGATGAATTGTCCAAATGTATGAATGCATTGAAGGATTCTGTAAGTGCAATCAGTAACATGTCTGGTATTAAAACTGATGGTGTTGGATTATTTAAGAAGGCGATGGATGAACTGAAAACAGTTAGTTTGGACGGCGTGCTGACGGTGTTTGAGAACTCTGCTAGTAGGTTGCAAGGTGCCGGATTTAATTTGATTGAATCCATTGGTAAGGGCGTGAAGAGCGGACAATCTTCACTGAAGGCAACTCTGACGGCCACGATCGGTGGTGCTGTGATTGCCGTGCAAAGCAAAAGTGTTCCGATGGATAAGATCGGTCGTAGCTTAGCGAGTGGACTGGGAAAAGGGATACTCGCAAACGCTAAGGAAGTGACGAAGGCGGTTACAAACCTTATAACGGACACGGGATCGCTTGCAAAATCTCAAAATACCGCGTTCAATACCACAGGTAAAGAAATCATCAGAGAATTCACAAGTGGTATTAGCAGTGCAAAAAACAAACCAAGAGCGGCAATAAGTGATCTGAGTAAGGATTCGGTTAAGAGTGCTAGGGGATACTACAGCGAATTCAATAGTGCTGGCTCTTACTTAGCAATGGGGTTCGCAAAAGGTATTGAATCTAGTACCTGGTATGCGAATCTGAAATCGAGAACTATGGCTAGAGCGGCTGCTAAAGCGGCAAAGGAAGAACTGGATGAACACTCTCCGTCTAAAGTCGGATACGAGATTGGCGATTTCTTTGGTATTGCGTTTGTCAATGGTATCAGTGACAATGAGAAAAAGGCTTATGCAGAAAGCGCGAAGATGGCCTCTTCTGCAAAAAAGGGTCTCGGTAATGCGATGAACCAATTAACCACTATGTTGCTAGACGACATTGATACACAGCCAACCATTCGTCCTGTCCTGGATCTGAGTGATATTCAGTCTAATGCGCGCGCAATAAATGGCTTATTGAACAATAGAGCGTCTATAGGTGTATCGGCCAATGTTGATTCTATCAGGCGTACAATGAATCAAAATGGAACGAATCACGGCAATCAGGAAGTCGTCAGTGCGATCAATAAACTTCGAAAAGATTTAGCGAATGTGGGCAATACAACTTATCGTATTGATGGTATCACGTATGATGATGGTAGTAATATTTCTGACGCAGTTAAAACGCTCACTAGAGCAGTTAAAGTAGAAAGGAGGATTTGATATGGCAAAAGTAACAAGTATTAAGTTACAGGTTCAGTCCGGAACCGATCGAACTGTCTTCGTTACATGGGCATGGACAAAAAAGAATACAGACAGCTATAAAGTGAAGTGGTCATACCATACCGGAGATGGTGTTTGGTTTACTGGTGAAGAAACTAGCGTAAAAGTAAAACAGGCCATATATAATGCCCCTTCTAATGCTACAAAGGTACGGGTTAAAATTCAGCCTATCGCGAAAAAAATTAAGAAAAAGCGTAAGAAAGTAAGTGCGTGGAGTGCTGATTGGGCGTCGGCGGACTATAAGTTTACTAGCAACCCGCCTACAAAACCGTCAGCACCCACTGTAACAATTAAAGAGTATACTTTGACCGCGGAACTTGATAATCTCAACGTGAACGGAAAGCAGATTGAGTTTCAAGTCGTTCAGAACGATCTTAAGGTATTCGCAACAGGGATCGCCGATATCAAGACATATCATGCTGCATATTCTTTTCCAATCACATTGGGGTATAAGTATAAAGTCCGCTGTCGAGCGATTCGGGATGATGAACGCAGTGATTGGTCTGACTACTCTAGCGATGCCGACACGGTGCCATCTCCGCCTACGACGATTAACGATCTTAGAGCATTATCTAAGACTTCAATCTATATTGAGTGGACAGAGGTAGCTAATGCAGCAAGTTATGAGATTCAGTACACCACCGATGTTACTCACTTTGACAGTTCCAATGACGTACAATCAACAACAGTGGAATCATCGGTGCATCATGCTGAACTAACTGGCTTGGAAACAGGGTATGAATATTTCTTCCGTGTCCGTTCTGTTAATAACCAGGGAAATTCGACCTGGACACAGATTAAATCGTTGACTATTGGTAAAGTACCAGCCCCTCCGACTACATGGTCCTCCACGACCACTGCAAAAGTTGGAGGGAGCCTGGTGCTTTATTGGGTTCACAATTCTCAGGACGGGTCATCCCAAACATTCGGGGAACTGGAATTGACTGTGAACGGAAATACCACCACGAAAGAAATCAAAAATTCGACAGACGAAGACGAAAAAGATAAGACTAGCTCTTATTCAGTGGATACTTCAAACTATACTGAAGGTGCACAGTTAAAATGGCGGGTTCGGACAGCCGGCGTGACAAAGGAATACGGCAATTGGTCTGTGCAAAGAATCATAGATATTTATGCGCCGCCTACACTGGTGCTAACGGTAACGGATGATGATGCTGCGGCGCTGGAAACTGTAACATCGTTTCCGTTCTATATTTCGGCTATTCCTGGACCGGATACGCAACAGGTAATCGGATATCAAGTGACGATTACAGCCAAGGAAGGATATGACACAATTGACGATATTGGAAACAATAAGAAAATTCAAGTCGGAGATATTGTATACCAAAAATATATAGATACTTCGGACGACTTACTGCTTGAATTATCCGCAAGTAATATCGACCTTCAAAATGGAACTAGTTATAAAGTTACCTGTGTGTCAACGATGAATTCTGGTTTGAACGCTACAGAGACTGTTGAATTTAGTGTCGAATGGACAGATGAAATGGTGGAACCAAATGCTGAAATAGGAATTGATGAAGATAGTATCTCCGTTATTCTAAGACCTTATTGTGAAGTTTATTCGACCGTCTGCTATAAGGTGGTTTATGATGAATCTACAGGGACATACGCCGCAACAGATGAGGCGATTTCGACAGTCGAAGGCGATTTAGTAACTGATGCTAAAACGGATACTGGAGAGGATGTATATTCAGCTGTTGTGTCCGGAGTGACCGTATATTTTTATATGGCAGAATCCGAAGAAGGGACATTGGTCGAAAATACTGTATTATCGGTATACCGAAAAGAGTGCGATGGCAGATTCGTTGAAATTATAAAAGATGCACCTAATTCAGCGAGTACGTTTATCACCGATCCACATCCGGCCTTGGACTATGCACGGTATCGAATCGTAGCAAAATCCTTGGCCACTGGAGCAATCAGTTTCTATGATCTACCTGAATATCCTGTTGAGGAAAAGGCAGTCGTCATCTCTTGGAATGAAGGATGGGATTCTTTCGCGTTCTCAGGCGAGGATGAGCCTGAAGAGTCAAATTGGGTAGGGGAGATGTTGAAACTTCCGTATAACATTGATGTTGCCGATGCGAATAGTATCGATGTTGCATTGATTGAGTACATTGGGCGTTCACATCCTGTATCCTATTATGGAACCCAACTTGGTTGCACCTCTACCTGGAATGTAGATATTCCCAAAAGCGACACAGAGACACTTTACGCCTTGAGACGCCTTGCCATTTGGGCAGGTGATGTTTATGTGCGCGAACCGTCAGGCAGTGGCTATTGGGCCAGCGTCTCTGTCTCTATGAGTCAGAAGCATTGCGAATTGACAATTCCCGTGACCTTTTCCATTACCAGAGTGGAAGGAGGAATGTAGTGATGCCGAACTGGCGAGAATCAATGCAACAAACATATGAGTATTATGTGGTTGATCCTGACACATGGATGGATACCCAAAAGCTCGATAATATCAAAACCTGCACGATCAACAGAGATAGCAGTGCTGAAACATTAGGTTCCGCGGCAATCGATATAACAGGTACTATAGGGGAGTGCTACATCAGGGTTTACCTTATCACAAATCAAAATGGAATCCAGGAAAAACATCCTTTGGGCGTGTTCATGGTTCAAACTCCTTCCACGACGTTCGATGGTAAAGTGTCTACTGTGTCGTTAGACGCTTATACGCCGTTGATCGAGTTAAAGGAGAACCAACCACCCATTGGATTTTTTATTCCTAAGGGACAGAACATCATGTCCCAAGCTTGCGATTTAGTAAGGGATAAGGTGCGGGCACCCGTAGTGATTGTCTCTGCAAATGATAAGACATTAGCTACAGATTTCATAGCCAACACAAGCGATACATGGCTCACGTTTACAGCGGACCTCATCGCCAATGCAAAGCACACTCTTGGACTGGATGAAATGGGTCGTATTCTTTTCCCGCCGGAACAGGATACGGCCTCTCTCCAGCCTGTGTGGACGTATGATGACGGCAATAGTTCCATCCTATATCCAGAAATCACGGTCGACCATGATCTCTACGGAATTCCTAATGTGGTAGAAGTGATCTATTCAAACAGCAATGAGCATTTTTACGCTAGAGTTGTCAACGATGATCCGAACAGCCCTATTTCAACTGTAAATCGAGGACGAGAAATCGTCAAAAGGATAACTGATCCAGAGGTAGCTGGTAATCCAACGCAGGAGTATATCCAACAATACGCTGAAAAGCTGCTAGAGAACTCGTCATCGTTGGAGTATACCGTTAGTTATACCCATGGGTACTGTCCTGTTCGTTTAGGCGATTGTGTGAGGCTAAATTATTCTAGGGCCGGAATCGTTAATGTCAAAGCTAAGGTGATAAGTCAATCAATCAAATGTGAAGCGGGGTGTCCCGTTACGGAAAAAGCTGTGTTTACAGTGAAGTTATGGGGGTGAGTTCAAAATGGCTTTATCTTATGATCTAGTATCGTTGTTTGCCAAGATCACAAAAGCTCCCGAAGTGGAAAACAGAGAAGAGACGATATACGGAACGGTTGTAGAGTATGACGGAGCAAACTATGTAAAATTAGATGGTTCCGACGTACTCACCCCTATGTCTAAGACAGCGGACGTAAAAGCTGGGGAAAGAGTAATCGTTCGAATCAAGGATCACTCTGCAACGGTAACAGGCAATATTTCTTCGCCAGCAGCCAGAACCGATGACGTTATCGAATTAGGAACAAAAATATCAGAATTTGAGATTGTGATCGCGGACAAGGTTGATACGAAGGATTTTACAGCTGTCAGAGGCGATATTTCTAAGCTACAGGCTGACAATGTTACTATCCGTCAGAAACTAACTGCTCAGGATGCGGATATCTCCAATTTGCAGACCGACAACGCGACAATTAAAGGAGATTTATCAGCAAATACAGCTAGTATTAAAAAACTAGATGCTGAAAAAGTATCAGCAAAGGATATCGATGGTAAATATGCTAATATCGATTTCTCGAACATTAGTAAAGCCACAATGGAATCCTTCTATGCTAATTCTGGCTTGATCCAAAATGTAGTCATCGGCGATGGAACTATCACAGGAACCTTGGTCGGTGTTACGATTAAAGGGGAACTCATTCAAGGCGGAACTGTTGTCGCCGATAAGCTTGTTATAAAGGGAACGGATGGCCTTTACTATAAGTTGAATACTGATGGTGTTAAAACTGAAGGAGAACAGACTGAGTACAATAGTCTGAATGGCCAGTTGATAACCGCCAACACAATCACAGCAAGTAAAATCAATGTTGATGATTTGGTGGCATTCGATGCTACAATTGGCGGATTTAAGATCGGAAATGACGCGATCTATTCTGGCGTAAAAGCATCTATCGATAATTCTACAAGAGGTCTATACTTTGGCAGTGATGGACAAATTGCAATCGGGGATGGTAGCAGCTTTATCAAGTATTTCAAAGATTCCGAGGGCAATTATAAGCTTGATATTTCTGCCGAAACGATCACCTTTGGTTCCGGTAATAAGAGTGTAGAAGAAGTAATCAACAACATCCAAGACAAAGTCGATACATTAAAAGATGAAATTACAACTATTTTATACATTGAATCTTCTCGAGGAACGGTGTTTAAAAGAGATAGCGCATCAACTGTTCTATCCGCTGTGATTTATCATGGAGCACAACGAATTGTGGATAGCGCCACCATGAAGGCGGTCTTCGGCGTAAATGCATATTTACAATGGAAGTGGCAACGTTTGGATGACGAGTCATTTGGGATTATTTCATCTAGTGATAGCCGCTTTGGCGCCGATGGTTTTACTTTTACCTTGTCGCCTCAGGATGTGGATACAAAAATCACATTCATATGTGAGCTAATTGCTTAAAAGGAGGAGAAAGTCAAAATGGAAGTTAAGGGATTAGGGCAAGTAACTATTGCGGATTTGACGGATGCTTATTCTGTAATTTTAACGAGTGAAGCGTATACATTCGTCGGAACAAATAACGGGGTTGGATCTGGAAATTCCTGCACCACCCAGGTTGTGGCGTTTTGTGGTACAAATCAGTGTACGTCTCTAATTGTTAATAAGGATGAGATCATTTGTCCTACTGGTATCACAGCATCCGTGACGAACAGTGGTACAGCTACACCTACAATCACCTTTACAACGAATGCTACTATTTCTGAAGCATGTGAAGCTACCATTCCGGTTACCGTTGACGGTATTACTATCAACAAGAAATTCTCTTTCGCAGTAGCCAAGGCCGGAAACAATGGCACTTCTGTAACCGTAAGCAGTACAAGTGTCACGTACCAAGTCGGCGATAGTGGCACTACTAAACCCAGTGGTACTTGGAAAACTTCTATTCCTGAAGTTCCCTCCGGTAAATTCCTTTGGACCAGGACAGTTGTCAATTATTCCGATGGTAAGTCCACGGAGTCTTATAGCGTATCTTATAAAGCGACCGATGGAACCAACGGTGACGACGGCACTTCCGTAACCGTAAGCAGCACAAGTGTTACGTACCAAGTCGGCGATAGTGGTACTACCAAGCCTACCGGTTCTTGGAGCACTACCGTGCCTGCTGTTCCCTCCGGTAAATTCCTGTGGACCAAAACGGTTGTCAATTATTCTGATGGTAATTCCACCGAAGCTTATAGTGTGTCTTATAAAGCTAACGATGGTGTTAATGGAGAGGACGCTATCATTTTATCCATTACATCTTCTAATGGAACCGTATTCAAAAACAATTCCGGTTCTACTGTACTAACTGCGCACGTATATAAGGGCGGCGTTGAACAAGAAATTTCAGACAATGGCAAATGTGGAGATCTTGGGTACATCAAGTGGTATCGGGGAAGTAGTACCACTGCCGTGGCTACTGCGAAAACTCTGTCCGTATCTGCAAATACAGTCACTAATGCGGAAGTATTCACTTGTCAGTTAGAGTAAGAGTGGAGGTAATTCAAAATGGCAAAAGCGAAAGCTCAGATAACTCTATTTGATGTGATCGATATCGAAGCAGTCTATAAGTATTACCTTTTGCAAAGCGCCACCTTGTCCAAGCCCGCTAAACCGACTACATATCCCCCAAGTTCCACTTGGACTAGCGCCGAGCCAACTTACACAGAGGGGGATACTAAAAAACTATACACTGTAGAGTGTACTGTTTTTGGTGATGGTAGCTTTTCTTATTCGGAAGTCTCTCTTTCAAGTAGTTATGAAGCGGCCAAAACGGCATATAACAAGTCCAAAGATTTGTCGGATACACTCGATGGATTGACCCAAATAGAGTCTGGCGAGGTTAAGATACGCGGAGGCAAGATGTATATAGACGAAACCTTTACGAATAATTTAGTGGCTAATGTTGCTTTTGTTAATGCACTGGCGGCAAAACAAGCGTTTATTAACCAGCTATTGGCTAATAACATCACAATGAGTGGTACTCTTAAATCCAGCAACTATAGCCTTCCTTCAGGAGAAACGAATCCTCTTAACAACATTAAAGGGGCTATTCTCAAAATGGATGATGGTACGATGAACCTGGGCGGAGGAAATTTGAAATGGGACGGAACTAATTTTACTATTGGCGGAGGAAAACTAAACTGGAATGGACAGAAGCTTACGCTTGACGGTGATTTGAGCGGGAAAAACATTAACATTAAAGGTGATGAAACAATAACTTTTAATGGCGACAATATTCAGATTCTAAACGGAATTGAATCGGCGTTCAATAATACTGGGAATGTTAGTACTACATCATATAATATGAAAATATATCAAAAATATATAGATGGTGATGAAAATCCAGAAGCAGCGTTAATTTTTAAAAATGGCGTAATGTGGCTAGATGGAGCAGTACGTACTTCCACCGGATGTGAAAGCATGACATGGCCGTATGAAGAATTCGAAGGTACATCTGGACTTTCTGGTGTTTTTACCGGCGGATCTATTACTGTTACGAAAAAGCTCGGATGGTGTCACGTGCATGGTGGTATAATTATTTCAAAAGCTGTTAGTAATTGGGCAACGATACTGAATAATGTTATTGTTCCGCCACCGCAAGATGGTACAGCTTTATTCCTAACTATTCCATATTGGTCGAGTTCTTATACTAGGCCTCTTAGAGTATCTCTAATGGCTGCCGGAGGCATTAGAATTCGATATGGAGGAGCTGGAGAATATCGATTTTCGTTTACATATCCGATTGCTGATACCTAAAATAAGAAACTATGAGGAGGATTAAAATGGATTTCAATAATTTAATCGAATACTTCGTACTCGTTGTGATGGTCGCATGTCTGGTGGTAGGTTATATTATCAAACATGCGACTTTCCTTAAATGGATTCCGAACGATGATATTCCCGTTATTCTAGCCTTTGTAGGAGTAATCATGAATGCTGTGGTCGGAGGAATTTCTGTCGAAAGCATCGTTTATGGCGCTCTTATGGGGTTGGCGTCGACAGGGATGCATCAGGCATTTAGTAGGTTTGTGGAAGGTAAGACAGAAGAGAAATAAGGGTGGCCGGATGAACGAAGCAGAATTCTTAGGGTATCTGGTTCTTGCTATCATCACGCTTGGGGGATTTGTTGCCGTCATTGTTAAGTTCGTTCAGCCAATCAACGATCTGCGCATTGTTATTCAGAAGCTTAACGATTGCATCGAAGCACTTCGTAATGATAACGATGCTCAAAATCGAAGAATAGAAAAACACAGCGAACAGATTGATGATCTGAACAACCGTGTTGGAAAAATGGAGACGAAGATGGAGCATATCCGCAAAAGCGGGTAAGGACTAATTTTAAAAGGGGTTGCACAAAACGTACAGCCCCTTTTATTTTTTATCCGAAGTGTAGGAGTGCGAGTGTAGGAATAATGTAGGGATAATATAGGAACGACACGCTTCGACTTACTTTTACGCACTACGAACTACTTTGAAAAAGATTGGTATATCAATGTTTTTAGAATATATTACTTCTTCAGCGCTCCTTCGACCGATTCGTTGACCGAAACGTGAAACGTTGATATATCAACACTTTAGCAGTCAAAATGTAGGAATAAGCGAGATGCGCAATCGAGAAGGCGACATATTTTGAGCGGATCAGCTTGATTGAGCGAGTAGCTATGGAAACGGACAAGTATTTGTACGGGTATATTTTGAAAGCGGTAACAGAAGGATTGTCGTACACCTTTTTGAAGACAAAGCTTGGACTGCCGTGCGGCAAGGATCTGTACTATGATCGATATCGTAGGTTCTTTTGGCTGTTGAGTAAGGCACGAGATTAAAACCTCCACGCGAAGAAAACATATTGTTTTATGGATTAAATTTACGGAGGTTTTATTTATGAATTTCTTTAAGGCCTATATGAAGGTATGTAAGACTAATATCGAGTTTTATAAGAAGCACTGGTTTGCGATGCTTTGCATTAATGCGGTTGCTGCGGGAGCAACGATCAGTCTTGCTATGCCTAAAGAAGTGCGAAAAGATATCGTAACAAACATTAAGGATAAATTTAAGAGATGAGATAAGGAGGAGCCCTTGTTAGGGCTCTTTCTTTTCGCGATGCAGACATGTCGTTTTATGAGAAACATAGAAAATAAGTTTAAGAAAGATTGAGCCATTGGCTCTTTCTTTTTTTCTAGATTAGCATGATTTATATTTTCCGTACTCAGGTGACGGAAATCAATGCTATGTTAGTAGTGCTGAAAATTCCCGGAAGGGATTTTTTGAAAAATGTTTTGGAAGGGAAGGTGTACGTATGGCATATTTACTCTTTACGGCTGGCGTAGTGTTTGGAAGCATTGTTTCTCAAATCATTCGCAGACATAAAACTGCATATGGCCAGTTTAGTCTCACACCAATTGATGAATCTTACGAATACTTTAGCGTTAACGTGACCATTCGAGGTGAGCAAGACCTGTTGAAAAAAGACAAAATTATTCTTTATAAACTGAAAACGCAGGAATAACACGCTATATTATGGAACGCTTGATAAAGGAGGATTTAATTATGAGCGTAAAGTCTATGTTAGTTGACGAATTTGAAAAAGGGATGAAGGAAGTGGAAAAACTGCCAGTCGGCAGCGAGGAATATGCGGAAGCGATGACCACCCTTATGAAATTATGTGACCGGATCAACGAGATCGATAAGCAAGAAGGTGAGTATTATCAGAATGAAGTGGCTCAGATGAATGAGCGACTTTATAAAGATCAACAGCTCGCAATCGAGAAAAGATCTCGAACGATGGAAGTTGCATGCAAGGTAGGGTTAGCTGCCATGCAGTTATTGGCCGCTGGATTGGTGTTTGTAATGTCCACGAATTTTGAACGCAATGGTACGTTTACTACAGAAGGGGGTAAGATCTCAGTAAGAGAATTGTTACAATTTAAGTAAGTTCCAAAGGACAAGGGACCGTGGAAACACGGTCTTTTGTTTTTTTCGATGAGGACTAACATGAGATACCACTACGAAAAACCGACTATATATAGGTCTGCGTATGGAAAGACCTATATTTGCGATCATCCTGTTTATAACCGCTGTACGCTATATCGAATCAATGATAGGGGACTTGCTGTTATCCAGCAACGATACAATCCGAGTAGCAAAACGACTTGGTGGACAGAGATAGACCCGTGGTTAACTGACACATTATATTTACATCCAAAATTTAAAGCATATTTTGATGAACGAGCAGGTGATTGCGAGGATGGATTATATCCTACAGTCACAGTAAGACAAATAATGTGGGCGTTAAAAATAAAGCCCATACTAAGAAAACGATGGGAGACGTGCTTTGATAGGAGAGAAATTTAATACGCGATAATATCATCTTCTTTAATGAGGAGGATGATATAATGTTTACGTTTAAGAAGAGAACTTACGATGATATGATTAGAAAAGAGGTTAATGAAATCGTTCAATCTCAAACCGATACCATTGAAAGTTTAAAAGCAAATGTTGACGCATTATTGAAGTTATTATCGAAAGAAGAGTCTTAACAAAGGCTCTTGCTTTTTATATACGTTTTCCTCAAAATATGCTATACTATTTAGCGAGTGTTACAGTGATGCGGAGGTGATCGCGATGAAAGTAATATCTCTTAAGTGCCCAGAGTGTAACGCGAGTCTGTCTATTGAAGAAGGTCGTACGCAGTGTTTTTGTCAGTATTGCGGTACAAAGATATTGTTAGATGACGGGAGTACGACTTATACATATCGCAAAATAGATGAGGCTAGATTAAAAGAAGCTGAGGTTCGTTTGAGAGAATTGGAGATCGAACAAGAAGAGAAACGAGCTAACCGAAAAAAGTCTAAATTAAAGATAGCGGCGACTATATTTTTGGGGATAATGTTGTTGTTTTCGTACATGATTAGATCGGGATTTATTGCGTCTATATGTTTAGCCGCTATAGTTTATATGTGGCATGATTTAATATGAATATTTGACCCACAATATGAACCTATTGATAACCAATCAGAAAGAGTCTGTGTAGGCTCTTTCTTTTTTTCGCGATATAAACACCTTCCTTTATGAAACGAAAGGAGGTATTAAGATGATATTATTGACTTTATTAGCAACGATAATCATCGCTGCGATTATTGCAGTAGTACTTCCCCTGATTGTAGGAGGAAGTATTGTAGCTGTGATATTCGGCGATGCAATTGTTGCGGTTGTGGTCGTTGTAATTATCGTAAAACTTATTAACAGTTTCAGAAAATGAGGAGGATATATAATGTCTTTGATTATTGCAGTACTGGTAGGATTGGTTGTTTATCTGGCATTGGAAAAGAAGAACGACTGACAAATACCGTAACAAGAGGATTGAGAAATCAGTCCTCTTCATTTTCGCGACATAAACACCTTCCTTTATGAAACAAAAACACATTTATGTTTTATAAAGGAGAAAGAGCTATGAAAAAAGTTATTGCGCTTATTATTGCTATTGTTGGTATGATTATCATTGCTAATGGTGTAGCATGGTACATATCGATGAAAACACTGATGACATTATTGTAGACAAGAACGGTGATTTCGTTGATGTTGTAGCACTCAACCGAGAATATTATCATAACAATGCTAAGCGTTTGTTTGCGCGATAAGAAAAGAGTCAGCAATGACTCTTTCTTTTTTCGCGATGTAAACATCCTCCTTTATGAGAAATATTTAAGGAGGAAATAACATGAAGCTGTATGCACGGAGAGTGGTAGACTATATCCGCATGATCGGATTGATTGTGATTGGAAACCGTTCCACCGCAATTGAGCTGTACGGGTTGGATGGAGTTATTTCTGAATAATTTCAAAGAGAGGAGTCTAAATGACTCTTCTCTTTTTTTTATTTTGGAGGTTTTGTATGAATCTAAAAACATTTTTGAAGCGAAATGGATCCACGTTATTAACTTGTGTGGCCAGCGTTGGTATGCTTGCGACATGTGTATTAGTAGCCAAAGAAACGCCCAAAGCGGTTATTTTATTGGAAGATGCAGAAAACGAGAAAGAAGAACCGCTTACTAAAAAAGAAACCCTTATTCTAGCAACTCCTGTTTATATCCCTGCAATTGCGATGGGAGCTGCCACATTAGCATGTATGTTCGGTTCGAACGTTCTCGGCAGACGGCAACAAACTGCGCTTGCAAGTGCTTGTATTTTGATGAGTGAAAACTATCAGAGGTACAAGTCTAAGGTCAAAGAAATGTATGGGGAAGATGCTTATAGAAAGATTCTGGATGAGCTTGCCGTCGAAAAAAGCAAAGATATCTGCGTTTCAACGCCTGGTATGGTTGCTTATAGCAGCCTAGATTTCGGAGATCATGATCCGAAGGATGCTCGCTTGTTTTACGATGCTTTTTCTAACCGATATTTTGAAAGTACCATTGAGAAGGTACTTCAGGCGGAATATCACTTGAATCGTAACTTTATGTTTGGTGGGGTTATTTCCTTAAACGAGTTCTACGATTTTCTAGGGATTGAGAGGTCCACTCTGGGTGACGCTGTGGGGTGGAGTTCGGTAAATGGCAATATTTATTGGATCGACTTCAATCATCACAAAGTAACATTAGATGATGGTTTGGAATACTATGTAATCGATATGGTATTCGAGCCGGATGAAGACTATCTTGAAGATCTGTGAATCCGCGTGAATTACAGATTCTATTATGAGGAGGTACTAAATATGAAAAAAATCGATGTGGCAAACGTATTATCTCTAGTATCAACTGTTCTAGCAGCAGTCGGCATGCTGATGACGAGTAAAGTTGATAAGTTGAACAGAGATAAAATGAAAGCAGAAATCATGGATGAAATCAAAAAAGACCTCAAGTAAGGGAGACCCATTCGGGTTTCTCTTATTTTTTATCTAAGGAGATGACTAATATGAAATTGAATATGAAACGTTTCAAGACTATCAGCAATAAGGTTAGTAGACATAGCCCAGAAATTCTTACAGGGCTTGGTATCGCGGGTATGGTGACAGCTACCATCTTTGCTGTGAAGGCTACGCCGAAAGCACTCAAACTCATTGAGGAAGAAAAAAATATGCGCGCTGAAAGTGAGGAGGGTGGAGTAGAGACGTCCCTCAAGCCAATCGAGATCATCAAAGTTGCATGGAAACCTTATATTCCTGTAGGAATTACTATTCTTGCGTCATCAGCCTGCTTAATCGGCGCACGTTCCGTCGACCTTCGCCGGAGTGCGGCATTGACTGCTGCGTATAAACTCTCCGAAGCAGCTTTGTCTGATTATCGAGAGAAAGTGATCGAAACGGTTGGTGATGAAAAAGAGGCAATTATTCGAGAGAAGGTAGCGGAGAAACATCTGAAAAGCAAACCGTTGGATAAAAAACAAATCATTACGACCGAGAGAGGGAATACTCTGTGTTTTGATGTTATTTCAGGACGATATTTTAAATCAGATGTTGAGAGTATCAAAAAAGCACAGAATGAACTTAATAGGCGAATGCTGAATGATATGTACCTGAGTCTCAATGATTTTTACGATGAAATTGGACTAGCACATATCGGAGTGGGTGACAGCTTAGGGTGGAGTGTTGATGATGGCTTACTGGATTTATATTTTTCCGCGCAACTTGCGGAAGATGGCACACCGTGTGTTGTGGTAGAATGCCGCACTCCGCCTAAATATGATTATTAAAAGACGCGAAAATATCACATTCTCTTATGGAGAACTATCCGTTTCATTACTTATATTTGGAGGTATTTATTATGAACGAACAGGAAAAGAACATCGGGATGGTCGAAGAAAATAATGACTGTATCGAAATCGAAGTGGAAAAGGAATCTAAGCTCAAGGGCATGATTTCCAAAGCGAAAATTGCTATCAAAAAGCACGGTAAGGCAGTTGCCACTGTGGCAGCAGTCGGGGCCGCAGCCTTGATCGGTTGCGCGTTTGGAAAGTCCAGGGAAGAATCCATTATTCCTATCGATGTCGATGATGAGCGTTATCGGAAATCGACTGAAACTGAAGAACTTCATATCGAAAATGAATATGGCAATATTGAAGAAGAATAAGTTCTAACGGGAGGCACCTGTAACAGGGTGCTTTCCTTTTTCTTTTATTTTTAAGGAGGATGCAGAATGGAGTATAAGCCAAACTCGCATAAATCAAAAACAGAGCGAAAAAAGCTAGAAAAAGTGGTTGATGGAGAAGTGAAAAAAAGAAAGCGTAGCGAGGTAAGCAAGTTTAGAGACGCTATTATCGCTGAGGATGCCGCTAATGTGAAGACACATCTTCTTGTGGATGTTCTGATACCCGCTGTAAAAAAGGTCATTTCCGACGTGGTTCGAGATGGCATTGATATGCTGCTGTATGGAGAAGGTGGCGGTAAGAGAGATCGGTTTGGAACGGCAGATAAGATTTCTTTCAGAGACTATTCGAGCCGTACGCGGAGAGATGATGGCTATCGCACTAGAAGTTATGGAAGATATAGCTATGACGATATCATCATTGAAACGAGAGGCGAAGCCGAAGAAGTGCTCTCTCGAATGGACGAGTTAATCGACGCTTACGGGTTCGTCACTGTAGCAGACTTATACGACCTTGTGGGGGTGACCGGCAATTATACAGACAATAAGTATGGATGGACGAGTATCCGTAACGCAGAACCCGTACGAGCACGAGGCGGAGGCTATATTTTGAAACTTCCTCGTGCAATTCCGATTGATTGAGGAGGAGTATACGTGAGCTGTATCATGCTGTTAGTAGGAGAGTCCGGATGCGGTAAATCCACGATCGCAAAGAAAATGTGTGAGGAACACGGTCTGAAGCAAGTAGAGTCGTATACGACGAGGCCACCTAGGTGTCCTGGCGAAAAAGGTCATATTTTTGTTTCAGAAGAAGTATTTGATAAGTTGGATGGTATTGTCGGATTTACCCGATTCGATAGACACTTCTATTGTGCAACGGAAACACAGGTTGAAGACTGTGATATTTATGTAATCGATCCGGCCGGAGTTGATTACTTCATGAAAAATTATCACGGCAAGAAAAAAGTTTGCGTTGTGAAGATTGAGGTGGATCTAAAACATCGAATGTATCGAATGATGGATCGTGGGGACGCTTGGGAAGATATCACTAGGCGTCTTAAAAACGATGAAGAAGCTTTTGCTAGTGTAAAAGCGGACGTCGTAATTGAAAATTATAATCTCAATCAGTGTGTAGATGCACTGTGGAACGTATTTAAAAAGGAGAATAACAGATGAAAATTAACACGAATGCAATTACTAGAGTTTTTCATAAGGCAGCATTTAAAGCCAAGAAGCATAGTCCGGAAATGCTCCTCGGCGCAGGAGTGATCGGTGTAGTTGCAAGCACAATTATGGCTTGTAAAGCTACCACAAAGCTGGATTCTGTTTTGGAAGAGTCGAAGGAAAACCTGGAGAAGATCCATAATTACGTAGAGGAGAAGGGCTATTCTGAGAAGTATACGGAAGAAGATTCTAGAAAAGACCTTACGATTACATATACTCAGGCAGGTGTGAAACTGGTAAAGCTGTATGCACCAACGGTTGCCTTGAGCGTGCTGTCCCTCACGGCTATTATTAAGGGACATACCATTCTGCGTAAGCGGAATATCGCTTTGGCAGCAGCTTATACTGCGATTGATAAATCGTTCAAGGGCTACCGTAGTCGTGTCATTGACCGCTTCGGTAAAGAGTTGGATCGTGAGCTGAAATACAATCTTCGAGTAAAGGAAGTCGAAGAAAAGACCGTTGATAAAAACGGTAATGAAGTAACAGAAAAGAAAATGATTAAAGTTGTTAACCCTAGTGACGTTGGTGACTATGCTAAGATTTTCGCGGAAGGATGTATGGGTTGGGAAGACGATCCAGAGTTGACTATGATGTTTCTGAAACAGCAGCAGTGCTATGCCAATGATAAACTCAGAGATCAGGGTTACTTATTCTTGAATCAAGTGTATGACATGCTCGGTATTCCTCGGACAAAAGCTGGGCAGATTGTAGGCTGGATTTACGACAAAGAGGGTAATGCTGTAGGCGATAACTATGTAGATTTCGGCATTTACAATGTAGCGATTGAAGCAAATCGAGACTTTGTGAATGGCTATGGTAGCTCTCTGTTACTGGACTTTAACGTGGATGGAGATATTCTCGACCTTTTTTAACAGGCGGGCTTGACAGCCCGAGTGTGCACCGATATGGATTGTTGTTTGACTATCCATATCTATTTAACGGTTAGAAAAGGAGTTGACATTATGACTGGTAGAGAACTGATTATTTATATTTTGGAGAATAATCTCGAAGATGAGGTTATTTTCGAAAATGGAAAAATAAAAGGGTTCCTTACAGATGCCGAGATGGCAGCAAAGATGAATATCGGTAGAGCGACCATTAAGGTATATATCGAACGCGGGTGGCTGAAGGCCGTACGAATCGGCGACTGTTATTATATTCCCGAAAACGCAAAACTGATGAAAAAGTAAAGGAGTCTCAATTATGAAAAAATGGACGACATTTGTAACTTTCGCAATGGGTGCTGCTGCTGGCGCTGCGGTTACTTGGCGATTTGTAAAAGAAAAGTATGAGCAAATTGCTCGTGAAGAAATTGCTTCTGTGAAAGAAACATTTTTGCAGCGGAAGATTAAAAAAGAAGAAAATGATGCCTCTGTGCCTCAACCTGAAATCAAAAGCGATCAAGACAACAATAATGAATCTTATGAAGATATTTTAACTGACAATGGTTATGTAGATGATCGCACGAAAAGTTATACGAATTACATCTTGAATAAGTATCGAAAGGAAAAGGAGGAAAACCAAGTGGTACCTGGCGATAGACCTTATGTTATTTCCCCAGAGGAATTTGACGAGTTGGCGGATTACAACACGATCAGTTTGACTTATTACGCCGATGGCGTTTTAACTGATGATATGGATGAACCGATTGATCCTGCGGATATCGAGGATCTCGTATGTGAGGATTTCTCAAATCATTTTGGAGAATATGAAGCAGACTCTGTATTTGTTCGCAACGATGCTATGCGAACTGATTATGAAATTCTCCGGGATGTGCGAAGATACAGTGATATTACATGACAACTCAGGAAAAATATTTCGAATGGCTGTATAATTTAGTATGTGGGGAACGGTATGCTAGTGAAATTTCTTATAGAAAGCTCCTAGCATATCTCCACCATACAGAGTTTACGTGGCTTCTTCCAAACGATCAAAACCGGGCAGAAGACGGCATTAATCTGAGGTATAGATTTACTGAGGAATTGCCTGGGTCGTGCAGCGTATTGGAAATGATGATCGGACTAGCCATTCGATGTGAAGAGTGGATCATGGATAATCCCAATTATGGCAATCGCACGAGACAATGGTTTTGGTCCATGATTTCGAGTTTAGGATTGGGAAACATGCATGACGAACGCTATGATGAAGCGTATGTAAAACAAATTGTTATTCGCTTTCTAAATAGAGAATATCAGCCAGACGGTCGAGGCGGATTATTCACGATTAGAAACTGCGAGTATGATTTGCGTGATGTAGAAATATGGTACCAGTTATGCTGGTATCTGGACGGTATTGCTCAATAATTAAAAAAAAAGGGGGGAAGGTGAATGTAATGATCGATTTTGTTAAAGTTTCAACTCGTAGCGCGAAGAAAGACGTGGTTGAGATTTATCCCAAATTCATGATTAAGAAAAGCTCTGATCTAATGATTAGAGGTGGAGATTTTTATGCGATTTGGGATGAGGAACGAGGTTTGTGGTCTACAGATGAACAGGACGCTATCCGTTTGATTGACAAAGAAGTTCGTGAGTTTGCCGAAGAGAATAAGGATAAAATCGACGGCACGATCCGAATCTTATATATGTGGGATGCCGACACGGGTATGATTGATAAGTGGCATAAATATTGTCAGAAGCAAATGAGAGACTCTTTTCATATGCTGGACGAGACATTGATATTTTCAAACACTCCAACAGGTAAAAATGATTATGCCAGCAAGCGACTGCCCTATCCGTTAGAAAAAGGGGAGTGTCACGCTTACGATCGCCTGATGTCAACTTTATATTCTCCGGAGGAAAGACACAAAATCGAATGGGGTATTGGTTCGGTGGTATCGGGAGATTCTAAGAGTTTGCAAAAATTTATGGTGCTTTATGGCGCCGCTGGTACTGGTAAATCGACAGTCCTAAATATCATCCAGCAACTATTTGAGGGTTACTATTCGGTCTTTGACGCAAAAGCGTTAGGATCGTCTAGTAACTCTTTTGCGTTGGAGGCATTCAAGACGAACCCCCTAGTTGCGATTCAGCATGATGGCGATTTATCTAGAATCGAAGATAATACTCGGTTGAATAGCTTAGTATCCCATGAATTGATGACTGTCAATGAAAAGTTCAAAAGTACATATTCGAATCGATTCAAGGCGTTCTTATTTATGGGAACGAACAAACCAGTGAAGATTACCGACGGTAAATCTGGTTTGATTAGAAGATTGATCGATGTCTCGCCATCCGGCAATAAACTCCACCAGAAAGAATACATGACAACGGTAAAGCAAATCAGTTTTGAGCTTGGAGCAATTGCCTATCACTGTAGAGAAGTATACTTGGAAAACCCTAACGCCTATGATAGCTATATTCCGACAACGATGATGAGTGCGTCGAACGACTTTTACAACTTCATTATCGACGCCTATCATGTGTTCAAAAAGGAAGATGGAACGACTTTAAAGGCAGCCTGGGAAATGTACAAAACATATTGCGATGAAGCAAAAGTGCCATATCCTTATTCTCAGCGTAACTTCAAAGAAGAACTCAAAAACTATTTTCGAGAGTTTAATGAGCGATTTAATCTGGAAGATGGGAGCAGAGTTAGAAGTTATTACTCTGGATTTAGAACTGACAAATTTGAAAGTGAAAAAAATCCCGAGGGGAAAAATACGGAAAACAAAAGCGATCTTATGGAATTTAAGGAGCAAGAATCTGTATTCGATAAAGAGTGTGCTCAGTGGCCTGCCCAGTATGCCAGTTCTAATGAAACACCATTAAAAAAATGGGATGAGGTAACAACAACGTTAGCTCAGATAGACACATCTAGACTTCACTATGTGAGACCGCCTGCTGAACATTCCAATCATATTGTCATAGACTTCGATTTGAAGGATGAGAAAGGAGAGAAATCATTTGAACTTAATCAAGCTGCTGCTTCTGCTTGGCCTGCTACCTATGCTGAGCTTAGTAAAAGTGGTAATGGAATTCATCTGCATTATATTTACAACGGTGATATTTCTCGTCTTAGTTGCGTTTACGATGATGATATTGAAGTGAAGGTGTTCAGTGGGAAATCTTCATTAAGGCGTAAATTAACAAAGTGCAACGACTTGCCCATCGCTACCATTAGCTCAGGGTTACCGTTGAAAGGAGAAAATAAAGTGTTAAATTTTGAAGGGGTAAAGAGCGAAAGATCCTTACGTACATTGATTAAACGTAATCTTTGTAAAGAGATCCACCCCAATACAAAACCAAGTATCGACTTTATCTATAAAATCTTAGAGGACGCATATAACTCAGATTTAAAGTACGACGTGTCCGATATGAAAAATGCTGTAATCGCTTTCGCTGCAACCAGTAGCAATCAGGCAGATTACTGTTTGAAACAAGTAGGAAAAATGAAGTTCAAGTCGGATGAAGTATCGAGCAATGTCGAGGCTGATGGAAAAATTGTTTTTTATGACGTTGAAGTTTTCCCAAATTTGTTTCTTGTCAATTGGAAGGTCGAAGGGGACGGAAAGCCGGTGGTCCGCATGATGAATCCAAGTCCTTCGGAAATCGAGGAGCTAATGAGATCTCGTCTCGTGGGGTTTAACTGCCGTAGGTATGATAACCATATTCTCTATGGTAGATTGATCGGCTATAGCAATGAACAACTCTATAACCTGTCTCAAAAGATTATCAACGGTGACCGAAATGCTTTCTTTGGAGAGGCATACAATATTTCGTATACAGATGTCTATGATTTTTCCAGCAAAAAGCAATCTCTCAAAAAGTTTGAGATTGAGTTGGGGATTCATCATCAGGAGCTAGGATTGCCTTGGGATCAACCTGTGCCAGAGGGGTTATGGACAAAGGTGGCCGAATATTGCGATAACGACGTCATTGCGACAGAAGCTGTGTTCCATGCGAGAAAAGCGGACTTTACAGCTAGAAAAATTCTGGCCGACGTGGCCGGAATGACTGTAAATGATACTACGAACTCACTCACTACTAGAATTATCTTTGGGAAGAATCGTCATCCCCAAGACCAATTCAATTATCGCTTCATGGGGATTGAAGAGCTTCCGTTCACTATGGGTAATGAGGAATATACACTATTTGATGCGGAAGGGAAACCAGAGTTTCCTGGATATAAATATGAAGCAGGGAAATCTACTTATCGCGGCGAAGAAGTAGGTGAAGGTGGATATGTGTATGCCGAACCTGGAATGTATGGTAATGTCGCATTACTTGATATCGCTTCTATGCATCCGAGCAGCATTGTGGCGGAAGAACTGTTTGGACCAGAATACACTCAGAGATTTAATGATATTCTCCAAGCACGGATCGCGATTAAACACAAAGAATTTGATAAAGCAAAGCAGATGCTTGGGGGAGCGTTAGCTAAGTATTTAGCGGATGAAGAGGCTGCGGCAGACTTAGCACAGGCTCTGAAGATCGCTATCAATTCCGTCTATGGATTGACCTCAGCAGGGTTCGATAACCCCTTCAGGGATATTCGTAACAAAGATAATATCGTAGCCAAACGAGGAGCCTTGTTTATGGTAAATCTCAAACATGAGGTCCAAAAACGAGGATTTACAGTCGCTCATATCAAAACAGACTCCATTAAGATTCCGGATGCTTCTTTGGATATTATTGATTTTGTAGTTCAGTATGGTAAAGCCTACGGCTATAATTTCGAACACGAGGCTACATATGACAGGATGTGTCTCGTTAATAACGCTGTCTATATTGCTAAGTACGCAACTATTAACCAGTGCTATAAGCTGTATGGGAACGAATATGTAGAAATCGGAAAAGACATGCTGAAAGATTGCAGAAAGCATGGCGGTGAGTGGACAGCTACTGGTGCGCAGTTCCAGGTTCCATATGTATTCAAAAAGCTTTTCAGTAAAGAACTTATCGAATTTGACGATATGTGTGAAACAAAGGCGGTTACGACAGCTTTATATTTAGACATGAATGAGAAGCTTCCAGATGTATCAAAAGAGGAAGATGAACGTGAGAAGCTCATGAAGAAGTTGCTTAAACTCGATCCGCTTGATATTTCTAGAAAAGAACTCGAAGCGCGTATCAAACGGTTGCAACCGACGATTGACGCAGGACATGATTATCGCTTTATCGGTAAAGTGGGACTATTCTGCCCCATCAAACCTGGCTGTAATGGCGGATTACTCGTTCGAGAAAAGGATGGGAAGTATTCGGCGGCTACTGGTTCAAAGGACTTCCGGTGGCTGGAGGCAGAGATCGTAAAAACCTCAGAGAAAGAAAAAGATATTGATCGAGGTTATTACGACAAGCTAGTAAACGATGCTGCCGAATCCATTGCTGAATACGGGGATTTAGAATGGTTCGTTTCGGATGATCCTTACATTTCTCCATGGCAGGCATCAGAACCTCCTTGGGATAGCGTGACCCCTTTTGATGTTCGCTAAATTAACATTCACCCTTATGAGGAGTGATATTTTATGAAACTAAAAGACAGTATCAAATTTGGATTCGGTTTATATTTTGGATGGACTATTGCACGCAGTATCGATAGAGGGCTTGGTAAGGTTATCTCAAAGAGTACTGTGTTCAATAAATACAGGGAGTCTATTCTAGAAAGCGAAACAAATAGTGAGCAGAATACTGAAAAAAAGAGTTATCGGATTTGGTCCTCACTAATGGGATAAGGCGTCTAGAAAACTAGGCGTCTTATTTCTTTTATAAACGCGAATCAAACATGTGCTTTTATGAAACCAAAAGGAGGTTATATTATGGTTAAGGAAAAAGTGAGAATTATTAAAGAAAGTCCGCTCATTGTTCTCCATTGGAGAAATCATGAGGAAGGCGAAAAGAAGCTTGAGGTTTACAAAGAAGACCTTTTGAGTGCAGAAATCGGAGATACGTTCTGCGTCCCGGATAAACATCATTGTTGGAGAGGGGTTATTGATGACGAACTGACAGTGATTCATCGGGGGGTAGGCAATATCGGGTGTGTACTCAAACGGTACAGAACCAGCGACGAGGCTGACCCTGATTATCTGGAGGACGAAGTGGAGTATATTCATTTTGAATTCCATTAATAAACAACGTGGTTATCAAAGAGCTTGTGTCGTATGATGCAGGCTCTTTATTTTTCAAATCTATTTAAAAGGAGATAAAAAATATGAACGTAACTTTTGCACCGAGAAATATTTTGCAGATTGACGACGCCAGAATTATTTATCGTAATTTCTCAGGAGCACCGTCCAAGTACAATCGGGAAGGTGACCGCAACTTCGCAGTTATCATCAACGACCAGGCAACCGCAGATACACTTATCGAGGAGGGCTGGAATGTAAAGATTAAACCGCCGCGTGATGAGGATGACGCACCGTTTATGTACTTACCGGTCAAGGTCAAATTCAACGATCGTGGTCCTCATTGTTATCTGGTGACAAACAACCGAATGAATCGTTTGAGCGAAGATAGTATCGGATGCTTGGATGATATCGATATTATCTCTGTTGATATGGATATCCGCCCTTATGATTGGGATGTGAACGGTAAAGTCGGACGTACCGCATACTTACAATCTATTCGTGTTACGCAGCGTATTGACCGATTCGCAGCTCAATTTGCGGAGGAAGAGTATCCGGAGGAGCTTCCGTTTTAACAAGTTAAATCGCGAAATTAACATGCTCCTTTATGAAAGGAGATGACTTATATGAGACAGATCATTTTATACGGGGTAGGCGGACCGGAGGTACAGTATTGTGCTATCCGATATTGGGTTCTTCATTCGCAGGACCTGTCTGTTAGGGAACTGAAAGGATGCGCTATGCGTATGAGGATTGAATATCCTTCTATCAAGAGAGTATTCGCAGTTGATAACAGACGTGGCTTGCGTAAGGATTACATTGAATCAGTCAAGGATAGATACAATAGCATGGAATCCAGGTTAGCCTTCCTCGATATGATCGAGAGAGAAGGCATCGAAATCAAATAATATAACATAGGGACGACACCTGAAACATGGTGTCTTTCCTTTTATATTTGCGTGATAAAAACACTCCCTTTAATGGAAAGGAGTGTGATTGGTATGGGCGCTATTAAAGCATGGTACGAAGAACATATTCCTAACGCCACAGTTGAAGAATTGTTGGAAGAAGGATTTACTTTGGATCAAATCAAATGGCTGAAAGAAATATTTGATTACACTTAATCAAGAGTGGGGTCTTGACTAGAAATAGTTGAGACTCTTCTCTTTATTTTATGTGGGCCTTTAGCTTAGTTGGTTAAAGCGTCCGGCTCATAACCGGATGACCCTGGGTTCGAGCCCCAGAAGGCCCACCATATGCCCATGTGGTGGAATTGGGATACACTCTGGACTTAAAATCCAGCGCCATTCAGGATTACGAGTTCGAATCTCGTCATGGGCACCATTTATATTTTATGAAAGGACAAGGTGATATGCATGAAGTACGTCTGTGTTAAGAGAAGGAAGATTTATGCGCAGCTATTTAACGAGTATGATTTCGCTAAGAAAAAATGTGATGAGTTGAATAAGGTAGATTTTGATAAGGATATGTGGTATCCGATCCCGATATATGAGCGGAATCCGCATTAGCTACCAAAAAAGGAGGAGCATTATGCAATACAAAGTAGTATTTGAGGAAGCAGATATTCTTCGCTACATAACGGAAACAACGGAGGCCGTAATGGGACTTACGGTACTTGATGCACATACGGAGCATATCCCAAATCCGAATCCGGACGGCAATGACTATATTTTTCAGATTGTCGTGACAACAACAGGTGAAAAAAGCAAGCGTGAATAAAAAAAGCTTGTTTTAATTTATAGGAGGAACTATTTATGAAAGACTGTATGAATTGGATTCGGAAGCTCGATGACAATAGTATTAGTATCGATGCTAATACTGTACTTCACGAGTATGATCGAAAAGCAGCTAAGCTTGAAGTAGCACGTAACGAATTCGAACCTGGGTATACCGTTAAATATACTGGGAACGTCTATAATCGCATCAAAAATAAGATTGGTGTCGTGAAATACGTTACGATAAATAACGTTGGCTATGCTCGTGTAGCAGTTAAGTACGAAGGTGATAACTACGTTCATTTCCTTCGCCCCGAAGACGTTAGCGTCATCAATTCAAAAAAGCAGATTAAATCGGAGTTTTCAATTAAAAAAGTCATCTTTAACAATCCAGCAACAATTGTATTCTGGGACGACGATACCAAGACCGTCGTGAAATGCGGGAAGCGTGATACATTCGATTGTGAAAAGGGTATTGCAATGGCGATTGCTAAAAAAGCGCTCGGCAATACTAAGGATTACTATAAGGAAATCAAGAAGTTTCTTCCTAAGGAAGAGGAACGAAAGAAATCTCTTGCTTCTGATGAAGAGCTTATTAATCTTGTGCTAAAGGTTTTTGGTGTGGTCGATGAAGACTATTCCTAAAAAAGAAAAGAAACCATTTCTATATGACTACCAAATGGATGCGGTCAAGAAAATGCGAAATGGCTGCATCTTAAACGGCGGGGTCGGTTCTGGCAAGTCTAGGACCGGCCTCTATTATTATTTTAAAGAAAACGGAGGTAGTTTTGATCCGAATTACAAACCCATGGATCGTAAACCTCAGGACCTATATATTATCACTACTGCTATGAAACGTGACTCTTTGGAATGGGTAGGTGAATTAGCGAACTATCGTATTTCGCCTCACCCCGAGCACAATACGTTTTATGGAAATACAGTAGTAATAGATTCTTGGAACAACATAAAGAAATATGCCGATATAACAGGAGCATTCTTTATATTTGATGAGGATCGAGTGACTGGTTCTGGGGCTTGGGTAAAGTCATTTTTAAAAATTGCCCGGGGTAACAATTGGATAATCCTTTCTGCTACTCCGGGTGATACCTGGGAACAGTATATTCCAGTATTCATAGCAAACGGATTCTACAAGAACAAAACAGAATTCAGTAGAGAGCATATTGTCTACTCTCGGTTTACGAAGTACCCGAAAATCGACCGATATATTAACACTGGACGACTTATTAGACTTCGTAATCAAATCCTCATTGACATGGATTTCTCAAGGAAGACAATACCCCATCATGAGGATGTGTACGTACGGTATGATATTTCGAAGTATAAGGACGTTATGAGGAAGCGATGGGACCCGTATAAAGATGAGCCTATCCAGCAAGCTTCTGTGCTTTGTTATATTTTGAGACGCATTGTGAATGAGGACGAATCACGGCAGGTTGCTTTATTTGAGATATTTGAGAAGCATCCTAAGATGATAATCTTCTATAATTTCGATTACGAGCTTGATATTTTGAAGGAGCTGTTTTATGGGGTTGATGTCGAAATTGCTGAGTGGAATGGTCACAAGCATCAACCTGTGCCAGATGGATCTTCATGGGTCTATCTTGTCAATTATGGGGCAGGAGCCGAGGGCTGGAATTGCATTACGACTGACACCATTGTGTTTTATTCTCAGTCCTATAGCTACAAAACAGTGTCTCAGGCAGCTGGAAGAATCGATAGGCTTAATACCCCATTCAGAGACTTATATTACTACCACCTTAAAACACGATCAGGAATCGATTTAGCAATCAGTAAAGCACTTCGAGAAAAACGACAATTCAATGAAACTCGCTGGGTTAAATGGTGAAAGGAGATAATTATGCATAATTATATTTTCGGCGTTAATATTCTGCCTATCGATTTGGGCTATAAAAATATTTTGAGATTGAATGACGAATTGCACGCACTCGATATTCCGCATGAATTTGTTCGACATTTGGATGGATGGGCTATTACATATCCTGATTGTGATGGTTATCGTAATGTACAAATCAATAAATATACTTATGGCCATGAAAATGATTTAATGTGGGCTCATGGTTTTGATGATGAAAATGATTTTGGAATTGGTAACCTGACTGTAGACGAAGCTTTGAAACTGTTTATTCGAGCATGGGAGGCAGATAAAAATGCAGAGAGAAGCAGCAATTGAGGTGATTGACGAACTGGAAAACGGGATGTCATGTATTCGAGAGAACAATGATATTTGGCAGAACAAGCTTATTTATGCTCTATGTCAGGGCGTAAGGCTTCTTCTGCTGGATGCGATCAAGAGGGATAAGAAGTGAAAAATATATTTTATGTTACGAATGCTTTGCTGTTTATAATTATGTATTCGGCATGGCGTTATTTAGTACATACCTTGGGATATCCTTGGTACGCTAGTTTGTTGGGTATCACCCTTATTTTAATGATCTATACTGTTGTGTGTTTTCACATTGGTAAGTGGGGTGATAAGAGATGAAGAAGATACTCTATTCCATCAGCACTTTGCTATTTTTCGGTGCGCATTCAGGATGGTGTTGTTTAGCAGGTCTTGCTGGTTATCCTCGGGTTGTAAATTGCTTGGGTGACCTCTTTATTTTAGCTAACTACTTGGTCATATTGTTCGACATTAAAAGGTGGGATAATGAGTAATGGAAAATCTTTTAGAAAATATTTTTTCAGTAGGTACTTTGTTTATTGCAGTATTCATTACAGCGCTGCTTATCTTAGTATTCATCGCTATATTTTGGATAATGTGGTATGCAATATTTAAGGATCTAGAGCCGGAGGACTTTGTTATGGAAGACGTTTATAAGGAAGTATATTTCGAAAAATACTGCCAGACTTGTGTACATAAGGAATTAAATGAAAAGGATGATCCTTGTGATGAATGTTTGTCTAACCCCACGAATCTGTATTCTCACAAACCGGTAAATTATATTTCAGTTAAAAAAGAATAACATCAGTTGCTTTTGATAATGCGATTTGATATATTATAAGTGGAAGTTTTCCATTTTAGTAAATTGACGTAAGATTAGGAAAGGTGAGAAAAATGAAGAAAAAACTGCTGGTTTTATTCATCTGTAGTATGCTGTTGTCAATGACAGCTTGCAGCAGTGGCACTAACGCATCCGCTGACGCAGGAGAAGTTAAGGATACTCATGAAGAAGTATCTGTAAAAACGTCTCCGGATAAGTACACTTGGTATGTCAAAGATTACGTGGGTAAAAACGTTGCGTCCCTGGGATATACCTCAATGGGCGGGGATCGAATGGATAGCTACGGTGAAGGCCTTTTGAAACTGGTGCTGGTAAATGAAAGCGGAAAATACATCGACATCAGCAATGAAGACGAACTGAAAAAGTACGTTGTCGTGGCGCAGAATGTAAAGCCTAATACTGAGATCAAATACACTTTTGAGACTGATGAAAACGGAAAAGAGTACGATGGGCTTACGGATAGTCAGACAGTAGAAGAGGTTGTACTTTTTGTTAAGGAGGTAGGTACTTCCGGTGGTGCCGATGCTTCGCTGACTGAGATTAAGCCGGCAACTGATAAGTATACTTATTATGTAAGGGATTACGTAGGGAGAAACCTGGCTTATTGTGGTTACACCTCGATGGGCGGGGATCGGATTGACAAATATGGCGCAGCGGCCGTAAAGCTCGTTCTCGTATCGGATGATGGAAGTTACGTGGATATTGAAGACAAAGATAACGTGAAAAATTACGTTGTCAAAAAGCAGAATATCGCACCGAACACAGAAATCAAATTTGAACGGGAGAAGGATGAAAACGGAAAAGAGTATAGTTTCGCTAAGAACCAAAACATTGATGAAATAGAATTGCATTTGGCATCGATTAAAGAATGATACCGAAAAGCACTTAGCAAAAGAGGAGGCACCTGTAACAGGGTGCTTTCTTTTTTCGCTAAAATAACATCTCCTATTATGAAGAAAGGAGTGATATTTATATGGTTAATGTATTCGAACTTGGTTATGAGGTTTTCTATCTTGAGAGCATGATTAACAGTGTTGCACAGGGCGTAAAAGCGACACCTATCACAAAAGGAGCGCTTGGTCGTTATAAGTGTAAGCAGAACATCATCGAACGAGATAAGAATTTACTCGAAAATATGGAGTTGATTCAGAAACATATGAATGCACTTGTTGAAAAGTACAACCAGTTATGTGAGGAAGAGTCCTAATTGGGCTCTTTCTTTTATTTTTAAGGAGGTAACTAAATTATGAACGGATTTACGTATCAGAGAATGGCTATGAGAACTTCTGCTTTTTGTAACGATCAGAAGGAAGATATGGCTGCTCATGCTGTATTTGGCTTGTGCTCCGAAGCAGGTGAAGTGGCGGGTATTTTTCAGAAGTTTTATCAGGGGCATCCGATCAGCATGGAACATATTAAGAAAGAGCTCGGTGATTGTATGTGGATGATTGCTGAGGCTTGTACAGCTTTCGATCTTGATTTGGATGACGTGATGCAGACTAATATTAATAAACTTCGCGCTAGATATCCTGATGGTTTTGAAGTCAAAAAATCTTTGCATAGACAGGAAGGAGATATTTGAATGACTTTCGAAGAACAGATGGTCGAAATGGTCAAGGCTACGGGTCAGGTCAACCGTAAATATATTAATAGAAAGGGTATGGATGTGTATATTCGGAGGGAAAGGTGATATGTCTTTAATCAAAGTGAAAAAATTTTGGTTTACCTGCGAGAGTTGCGGAGATCGATTTTATGTTCGTGGAACTCACACGGTTCCTGGAGTAAGTGGATATATCTTCAACAGTAACGATGAACAATACATATTTGTAGATCCTACCAAACATAAAAAATGTCCGAACTGTATAATCAAGGAGGCTTAATAATGATTAAACTTGAGCATGTTGTTTTACCCAACCAATATCAGATGGAGTTTATTATTGAAGGAATGCGTAATCCTCTCAACTCTTGGGAAATGTCCGATAGTGGTTATTGTGTGGAAATTCATGAGGGTTGTCTTTTTAATGAGAGTTGTGTAAGCTGCGCTCATTACGAAGAAGGATTTCCCACGTCTACATTCCCGCCTAATTCATCACCGATACTGAATACGCAATGGTGTGCTGGTAAAAACGACTATAGGCTTATGAAGCGGCTGGCCGATGCTGGTACAGATCATAGGAAGTTTATGAGGATGATGCCTGTATATATTCGGATTGCTGCCCCATTATATTGGTGGAAGGAATTTGATACGTACAAGGTCGGTACGGTCGCAAATTCTTGTTCGACGATGCATAAAATTGCTGACAAGGAATTTAGTCTGGAGGATTTTTCAACTGAACATCTGACCGCAGAGTCTGTCACATTTGGTCTCGAACCTCTTATTGATATTTTGAACAAAAATCGAGAAGCATATTTGATGTGGGTAGGTGCTGGCGAAGGGAAGAAGAAACTTTGGTGGCAGATGATCCAGCTTCTGCCTAGCTCTTATAATCAGACTCGTAATGTTATGTTGAATTACGAAGTTCTGGCGAATATGTATAAGTCCCGCAAGAATCATAAACTCGACGAGTGGCATATCTTCTGCGATTGGATCGAGACTCTGCCATATTCTGAGTTGATTACCGGTCAACCGTCCAATGCCATTCTAAGGCGATCTAGTCGATATCCTTGGGGTTGTGGTGATCCTAATGCTCCTTCTTCTAAAGAGACGAAAGCGGATGAAAAATGAGTAAAGCGCTGATATTTAAAATCAATCGGTCTATTACCGAAGAAAAACGAAAGGAACTTCAAGAAGACCTTCTAAAAGAACTCAAAGACGGCGTGATTGTAGTGCCTTATTATTTTTCGGACAGGGTGGTTATAGTTGATCGTGCTGAAAATGTTGAGGGTATAGCTATACGATATGAGAATTTTAATGGAGGCCAGAAATGATCGAACTTCAGGTTAAAGATTATAGCCAAAATTGTCCCGAATTTGAACCCCATATTCGCAAAGTATCAGGTTACGCTAACGATGTGATAATACATTCGGAAACAACAATCAGCTGTAAATATGCTTTAAAGTGCGAACGAATGCGCGACTATATTAAAAAGGAAGATCTTAAATGATTGTGAAAAAATCGAACGGGCGTGTATATGGAGCCACTTTGACAGCTGCTGAAAAGAAGGCGATGGATTTAGAAATTCAGAGACAATTAGCTGAATTTCTGAACAAAAGCGAGGATGAGATTTCTGCAATTATTTTGTGGGAACTTCATGAGCAATTCGGATTTGGTCCAAAGCGATTAAAGGACTTCTATATTCATTTCGGAAAGTCAGTAAAAGAGCTGATCGCTAGATATGAGCTTGAGAATTCAGATGATATTTGGCTGTGTACACGCAAACTGAAAGAGATTGGTGTAGATCTGGACGAATGGAAGAAACATACGGAGGTCGATAATGGTGAGTAGAGAGCAGCCTTGCTATAAGTGTGAAGAGCGACACCCTGTATGTCATGATTCGTGCCAAGTGTATCAGCATTGGGTACAAAAGCAACGAGATATTAAAACCGCGCTGAAGGCAACTGACGCTGACTATGTGAGTATAAATTACACCTTAAAAAATAAAAGCCTAATCGCACACAAACAGAAAAAAGGTAGACATCATTATGGAAGCAGTTGAGCGCAATATGCTGAAACAAAAAATGACAGAAAAATATCCTACTATTTCTGAGTTGATTATGCAACGCCGTAGACAAGTTTGGATTCATAGCATTATTTACTATGAACTCAACGATAATGTCGTGTCTGATATACAATGGGCCAAGTGGGCAAATCAATTAGTAGAGCTTCAAAGAAAATATCCTGGACTTTCCAAAAGTTTACCGCACTATGATATTTTCAAAGATTTTGATCCTTCGACTGGATATGATTTACCGCTTAGATATCCAGGTATGATGGCTAAAGCTATTTGGCTATTAGAATACGATAGAAAAATAAAGGAGTATATGGATGAATAATAAAGCACGAAGTGCGCTCAAAAAAGCTGTTAAGACAGTTTTGATGGGCGTAGTTTTTTATACCCTGTTCGCGGGACTTGTGTTAGTTGCCGAAGGTCTAGCTAGTGTGGTTTAAAAAGGAGGAATACAAATGAAGAAGATTTATTTTACTACAATCGACAAGAATGTGATTGACAATTTCGGAGTCAGCCGTTTGGCTCTGATGCATGATGCTGTCCGAATTGCCAGTGATGACTTTGATGCTTTGAGAAGCTACGCGGCTTCTTGTGATGGAATCATTCGAGAAGTGGAGAATCCTTCAGTAGAGTACCTACTCCGAAATGGGCATAGGTTCTCTGCGTATAAAGTGTTTAGGGATAAACATCCGGATATGAGCTTTGCGGCTGTTAAGGTTGCTATTGGTCGTATTGAAGAAAAAATGGAGAAGCGGAAAAATACAGCAGGCGATTCTGAGGAAGCACCTGAAGCATGAATTTGAGAGGGCTTGTGATGTACAGGCCCTCTTCTTTTTTGCCCACTTTTAGAAGGCAAAAGTGGGCTTTTGGCCACTTTCATTTTGACCAGAGGCTGTTTCGGAACGTGAAAAAGTAAGCTTTGGCCAAAAAAAGTGGGCTTTTGGCCACTTTTGGTCAATAAAAGTGGGCAGAGATTTGACCATATTTTAGCCTGAAATAGGTTAAAAATGGGCTAAAATCGGTGTTTTGGTGGTGAAAATGGCGTTTTTTAGGCTTGAAAATAGGTTTGTGGTCAAATGCCCACTTTTTTTCTCTATTTTGTTAAAAATAAAAATTTTTTAAAAATATATAAATAGGCCAATAAAAGTGGGTTTTTGACCAAAGCTTAAAAATTCGCGAAAAAAACACGGCCTTTTATAGGGAAGGAAAGTGATTTTCTTTTTTTTTGTCTGAAAAAAGGAGGAGTAATATGAAATGAATAAGCTTGAAAGTAAATTCCAAAAGGAATTAATAGATGAAATCAGAACTCGATATCCAGGCTGTATCATCCTTAAAAATGATTCTAGTTATATTCAGGGCTTTCCTGACTGGACTATTCTTTTTGAGGATAAATGGGTTGTGCTTGAAACGAAACGTGACAAAAGCGCTAAGAAACAACCCAATCAAGACTATTATGTGAATCGACTAAATAGCATGTCATTCGCATCATTTGTATATCCCGAAAACAAGGAGGAAGTGCTGAATGCAATTCAACAAACATTTAAGGCTTGAGGGGTTGCATGCTCCTTTTAGCGCAAGTCAGTCAAGTTGGCTTCGATATGATGAGGAGAAAGCACTCGAAGTATATTTAAACAAAAAAGCTGCCGAACGCGGAACTCGTCTTCATCGGTGGGCAAAGGAAACAATTGATCTGGGTATCAAACAACCTCGATCCAAGAAAACCATTTACGCATATATAAACGATGCAATTGGTTTCAAGATGGATACAGAGGTTGTTTTATTTTATTCATTGCGCTTTTTTGGGACCGCCGATGCGATCAGTTTTCGAAAGAATGTTCTGAGGATTCACGACTTGAAAACCGGAAAAAGAGATGCACATATGGAGCAGCTTATGGTATATGCAGCGCTCTTCTGTTTGGAATATCACGTTCGACCAGAGGATATCGAGATCGAGCTTCGGATCTATCAAAACGATGAGATCATATACCACAAACCATTGGCAGAAGAAATTGGCGTGATTATGAACAAGATCGTATCTCTGGATTCAATGCTTGAAAAATGTGAGGAGTGAGATGAACCATGAACCCAGTAGCAGAAGAGATTATGTCGTATTATGGCATCGCTGATAGGGAAGACGCTTTGGAACACTATGGTATGCCTAGACGAAGTGGTCGCTTTCCCTGGGGAAGCGGTGACGATCCTTATCAGCATGAAAATGATTTTCTGGGACGAGTCGAACAGCTTCGTAGAGAAGGCTGGACGGAAACAGCTGAAAATGTAAAAAATACATTCAACATGTCTTTGAAAGACTATCGAAATGAAAAAGCATGGGCAAATTACGAACGGCGACTCTATCAGGTAGAGAGAGCAAAGTCACTTTTGAGTGATGGTAAAGGCGCAACGGAAATCGGCCGAGAAATGGGATTACCGGAATCGACAGTCCGGTCCTTGCTAAATCCAAAATCAGAAGATCGCATGAGAGAGGCTGCAAACACGGCGGCTTTCTTAAAGGAACGCTGCGATAAATATGGAATGATCGATGTCGGTGCGGGCGCCGAGTTACATTTGAGAGTCACGAGGACAAAGCTGGATCAAGCTTTATATGGCCTCAAACGAGAAGGCTACGAAATTCGTAAAGGTGGTATTCCTCAGGTTACTAATCCTGGTCAGCAGACGAACCAGGTTGTTCTATGTAAACCTGGAACACCACACAAAGCGATTTATGAGTTTGATAAAGTACACTCTGTGACGGATTATATTTCTAGAGATGGTGGCGATTCCTTTGAAAAGAAGTTCCACTATCCTGAAAGTATGGATTCTAAACGTCTGATGATTCGCTATAAAGAAGATGGCGGCATCGATAAAGACGGTGTTGTTGAACTCCGTAGAGGGGTTCCCGATTTATCTCTTGGTGAATCACGGTATTCCCAGGTGCGTATCTTGGTTGATGGTAAAAAGTATATCAAAGGAATGGCTGTGTATTCTGATGATATGCCTCCTGGCGTGGACGTTATCTTCAACACGAATAAATCAAAGAGTGTTTCTAAATTGGATGTCTTGAAGGACATCAAAGATGATCCAGACAACCCTTTCGGTTCTGCAATTAAAGATGCCGACCAAGGCGGTCAGTATTGGTACAATGACCCGAAGACTGGAAAAAAGAAACTTGGGTTGATTAATAAGCGTGCAGATGAAGGAGACTGGACTGACTGGAAGGATTCTCTTCCGTCGCAGTTTTTATCGAAGCAATCTAAGTATATGGCAAAGAAGCAGTTGGACTTAGCCAAAGCAGATAAGTTGGATGAGTATAATGAAATCTGTTCGCTTACTAACCCTACAATAAAAAAGCATCTATTACAGAAGTTTTCGGATAGTTGTGATTCGGCCGCAGTTCACTTGCAAGCAGCGGCTCTACCAGGACAGAAGTATCACGTAATTCTTCCGGTTAACTCTCTCAAAGAAACGGAAGTGTATGCTCCTAATTACGATAACGGTACTAAGCTTGCGCTGATTCGTTATCCCCATGGCGGAACCTTTGAGATCCCCATTCTTACGGTCAACAATAAGAATGCTGATGGTAATAAATTAATCGGTAGCGATTCGGTCGATGCGGTAGGCATCAATAGTAAAGTGGCAGAGCGTCTATCAGGTGCAGACTTTGATGGTGATACCGTTATGTGTATTCCCACTAATGATAGAAACGGGAAAGTTAAGATTACATCCACCAATCCATTGAAAGGCCTTGAAGGATTTGATCCTAAAATGGAGTATCCCGAACGTCCAGGGATGAAATACATGAATGATCCTGTGACGAAAACTGATAACACTCAGAAAGAAATGGGTGTGATCTCGAATCTGATTACTGATATGACACTAGGTGGGGCGAAGCCAGAAGAACTTGCTGCTGCGGTACGACATAGTATGGTAGTCATTGATGCGGGTAAACACAAGCTTGATTATAAGCGTAGTGAGGTAGAGAACAACATCGCTGCACTTAAGAAAAAGTATCAGGTGAAGGTGGACGAGAATGGTAATGTGAAGTATGGTGGAGCATCCACTTTGATTTCGAGAGCGAAAGGGGATGCCACGATCGATAAAAGACAGGGTAGTCCTCACATCAACATGAAAGGGCGTCCTGACTACGATCCGAGCAAGCCGGAAGGCGCGTATCTCTATAAGAAAGCGGATGATTTATACTACCCCGTACGGAAGTATGATAAGATCACGGGGGGTATGACCCTGGTAACAGTATCCGGGCAAAAGATTACATACAACGTTGCAGATAAAGAAGCTGCTGAATTGTATGAACCCGTTAAAAGAGTCGATCCTATAACAGGAGATGTATCCTATACAGATAAGACGGGGGAGATTGTATATCGGGTCAACAAAAGACACCAGAAGTCTACTAACATGGCTGAAACCGATGATGCTTATACACTTGTATCACCTGCTCGTCATCCAATGGAATTGCTCTATGCGGACTATGCGAATTCTATGAAGGCGTTGGCTAATCAGGCTCGTAAGGAGATGATGGTGACGGGGAAGATCGAGTATTCCAAAGAAGCTAAGGTTAAGTATCAAAGAGAAGTTGATTCTCTTATGGGTAAATTAAATACTGCTTTGTTGAATGCTACGAAAGAACGGGAAGCTCAGCGCAAAGCTAACTATGAGGTTGGTGTGAAGAAAGCGAGAGACCCTGAAATGAGATCAGGTGATGTGAAGAAGGCAAGCCAACAGGCCTTAACGAAGTATCGTCAAGAAGTTGGCTCTGTTTCACGAAGAGATCGTTCGATCAAGATTACCGACAGGGAATGGGAAGCAATCCAAGCTGGCGCCATCAGTGAGAACAAGTTGAAAAAAATTCTTGACAATGCTGATATCGACAGTCTGAGAGAAAGAGCAACGCCAAGAATCACGAACACCTTAAGCCAAGTGAAAATCAATCGGATAAAAGCATACGCGGCATCAAATTATACGCTTGCTGAAATTGCGAAGAAACTTGGCGTTTCGTCGTCTACTGTGTCCAAGTATTTGAAAGGAGTTGAATGACTTTGTATCAGTGTGCATTAAGTACAATCGATAATCCTTTCAATCCTTTTGATGATTTCGATTCTTGGTTTCTGTTTGACATTGAAAAAGGTTACAATTCTTGTGGCTATCTGGCCAGAATTGCAAATCTAACTCCAGCACAAACAGAAAAAGAGTCAAATGAAGAAATTGAAAGGGCAATTGATGAAATAATCCAGTTTGACTTCAGAAACGTTTATAAAAAAGTCAAACGAGAAATTGCTTCAAATGAAAGCCCCTAGGGTATTAGAAGTCAAAGCATATAGGGGGGGTCGCTAAAAATGCACCCCCTACCTGCATAGA